TGCAGCAGAACATTGATACTGAGGCACAGAGCAGAGAAGCAGCAGATACTACTTTGCAGCAGAACATTGATACTGAGAAAGCACGTGCTGAGGCTGCTGAGGACAAGAATGCTGCAGACATTGTCAAGGAGACAAGCCGTGCGACAGAAGCTGAACAGGCTCTCTCTGACCGCATAACTGATATTCACCCTGACGGAAACTAAGGAGCATGCTATGACTAAGCAGGAGCAGAATGACATAATAAAACGGGTGTGGGAAGAGCACCTGCAAAGAAAGGATGACATCCCGGAATCACTCGCTGACAATTACTCAATCTGGCTCCGTAGCATAATCAAGCAAGCTGCTGGACAGCTTACAGTAGGTAACACTTCTGAGGCTGTACAGCAGGACGGACAGGGCCAGGAACAAGAGCAACCACAAGAACAGGCTGAGCAGCAGCCAGCATAAGGAGCACTAGATGTACAAGCTTTTAGATAATGTGAATTTTTATTCCGCTGAGGAAGTGGAAGAGCGCTTCAGCAATGAGAGTGCAGTCGCTGAAAAAGAGCGCGCACTTGCAGCTGAGAAAGTACTCCAGGAAAACATAGATAAAGAAGCGCAGGAACGTGATGCAGCAGATACTGCTCTCAGTGATGAGATTGCACTTGAGCCTCCGCTCCGTGAGGCAGCTGACGAGAAGCTGCAGCAGAACATTGACAAAGAACAGGCGCGTGCTGAAGAGGCAGAAAGCAACCTCAGCGGACGCATTGACTCTTACAGCACTGCTGTTGCTGATGAGCAGAAGCGTGCAGAAGAAGTAGAAGCAAAGCTTAAGGAAGAGATTGACAAGGAGCCTCCGCTCCGTGAGGCAGGTGATGCTGCTCTTCAGAATAACATTGAAGGTGAAGAGGCACGTGCCACAGCTGCAGAGGAAAAGCTCACTGCTGACCTTGCAGCAGAAGTGAAGCGTGCTACTGACGCTGAGCAGCTTGTTCAGGCGAACCTTGACAAGGAAGTGCTCCGTGCACAGGAGACTGAGCATGACATCAGTAATGCTGTGCTCAGTGAGAGTGAGCGTGCTGAAAGTAAAGAAAATGAAATAAATGCTGCTCTTACAGAAGAGAGCACACGCGCAAAGGACGCTGAGGCACTACTCCAGCAGAACATTGATAAAGAAGCCCAGGCACGCGGGGACGCTGACACTGCTGAAGAAGAGCGCGCCACAGCTGCTGAAGACAAGCTTACTTCTGACCTTGAGGCAGAAGTAGCACGCGCAACAGGAGCAGAGGACACTGAGAAGGCACGCGCTGAGGCAGCAGAAGCCCAGCTTGAGGAGCTGCTCGGAAAAGAAACAATACGCGCAACTGATGCTGAGATGCTGCTCCAGCAGAACATTGACAAAGAGCAGGCACGCGCAATAGCAGAAGAAGACGAGATAAAGGCTGCCCTCTCAACAGAGACTGGCCGCGCATCGGCTGCTGAAGAGGCAAATGCAGATGCTATACAGGCTGAGACTACACGTGCCTCGCAGGAAGAGGGCAAGATAAGCAATGCCATCTTGAAAGAGACTACACGTGCCACAAAGGCTGAGTCAAATATCACACGACATGTGTTCCTTGTATATGACACACAGGATGAGCTCCCTTCTGTGCAGAAAGACCCTAATATAAGTGTCACAATATATACTGGCCAGCTTGCCTATGTAAGAGGCACAAAGCGCTACTATTCTGCTACAGTTACAGATGGTGCAGTTACCTGGCAGGAAGTGTCTATCTCAGATTCTATCTTCATGGTCCTTCCTGTCGGGGCTCCGGCAGATATTCAGGTCGGCTCAGCATGGATTGAGGGATAAGACATGAAATACATCAAGATAAGGGACAGCAAAGGCAATAACCGCTTTGTGAGGCTCTACTCCACGAAGCGGTCAAAGAACGTGGTAGCAGTAAAGACTACTGAAAATGAAATTCTTTATGCAGGCTCAGGAACAAGTATATCTGGCCCTGCTGTCATGAAAGTGCAGACAGCAGCAGGTGCACAGGACGTCTGTGAGTATGCTGATGATATTCCTAATCTAAAGCTGATTGCTGAGTACTCTACAACACAGGATGTAACACTCAGCAAGGACCTGTTTCCTCTTGGAGGAAAAGTAACCTGCTATGGAGAGCCAGGTGTAAGTTCCTATGGTGCTGGCGGAAGAGGCTCCAGTGATAGCATGTACTTTGGAGCATTGCTAAGTGACACGGTGCTCCATGTTACTATTGGTGTGAACAATGGTTCTGCTGGTACTGCCGGCACTAATACTACACATCGTTCTTTTAGATGTAGTTCTCAAAGTACTAGTCCATACCATACATGTTATCAATATGACCCTACATCTACTAATGCTACTGCTGGTGGAGCTGGTGGAAGAGGGACAAGGGCAAAGCTTGACCTTACAGGGCAGACTATTAATGCCTATGGTGGCGGTGGCGGAGGCGGAGGCAGAGGTTCTTTGTCTTATTATAGAAGCTGTCCTGGTCCTGGAGCAGGAATGCATAATGGTTGTGGTGATATGTCAGTATATTTAGAAACTGCCTATGGCTCTTTTGGCTCTGGCGGAGCTGCTGGCAATGGTGCAGCTGGTTCAGGAGTAAATGGCGGCTCAGCAGGTAGTGATACAGGTGCTGTGGTCAGGGTATTTGCATTCACAGAATAATATAATAGGAGCAAAGTATGAAATATATTATAGACAAAGACGGTAATATCACAGGCAGAAGCTTCTGTGAAGAGATAGCAGGCATTGAGGCTCCCCATAAGCCTCTTAGAGAAGGTGAGAGCTGTCGGTGGAATGGCTCTGAATGGGAATATCAGTTCAGAGACTACCCTAAAAAAGAAGTAGCTGATATTTCAAAAAATTTAGAGCGCTATAATATAGTCAAGTTTCTTTTAGATTCTATTATTTCTTATGTATATTTACCAACAGGAACCTGTATATACGGAGATAGATATAAGTATAAGGAAGGCCAGAAGCTTACTGTGCTTGTCCCATGCTATGGAAAGGCTAAATATATAAAGGACACTGTAGAAAGTGTCCTTGCAAATACTCTGCTCCCAGACAAGATTATAATACTACTCATGGATGAAGACTCAATTGCACTTAAAGATGAGCTCTCATCAATGAGCAGTATTATTGACTGCAGAGAGCATGAACGCCTCTGCGTTGAAGAAGCACGTAACTACCTTGCTACTCTTGCTGACAGTGAGTGGCTTATGTTCCTTGATGCTGATGACCAGCTTTATCCTGATTATTTCGAAGTGCTCCTTAAAGGTGATGAGCCTAATAAAGTTAATGCTGCTATACGGCGCTGTAAAATGGATGTAATAAATCTTACTAATAATAATAAGCTATATGCACAGTTTAATAATCCTATATTTATCAAATTTGGTTCACGTATATCTGGCACTGGCTCTTTCATCTGTCATAGTGACGTGATGAAGGATTATCAGTTCAATCCTGACTGTAATTCTTCTGGCGAGGACACTGCTTTCTTGACAGATGTAGCTTGTGACGCAAAATATAGTTTCTATTTTCATAATGAGCCTAAGTTCAAATATTTCTTGAGCACTGAGAACTCGCTCAGCCATGAGATATATGCCAGTGAAAATTGGAAATATACTATTACAAAATATGTACTGCCTAAGCTCTATAGATATATACAGGGACTTCCTAATTACTATTCAAATAAGACTTTAGATATACTTATGCAGGAAATACTACTAGATAATAGCTATGACAATGCTTATATACACATGCTTAATAGCTGCTCAGCTGTAGACACAATCATAGAGACTTTTAATAACAGTATATACAACATAGTAACAGACATGTTCAAAGAGTCCCGCATACGCAAGCCGCTTGAGCAGTATTCAAAAGACAGATTCACAGTAATAGGCAAAGTCCCAGAAGGGCTTGACCTTGAGGGCACTGAGTTTGATGTGCTCATGTTCAATGACATCTCTGAGACAAGCCCCTGCGACATTTTTGAGCGACAAGGCAACCTGATTATAAACAACAAAATCCTTGATGAGATAATGGCGCTTGACAAGACATGGCTCGAGCGCTTGATATATATGCTTGATAAGTACTGTATATTAACACTAGGCAATAATCCTGGGACAGAAGATATGCTTCTTTTAGATACTAAAAGATATACTACTATATATAAAATTAAAGAAGTATTTATACACAGACTGCAAGATACGTTGAAAGACATCGTAGTGAATATCAATAAACCAATAATATCAAAATATACACAAAAATCTACAAGATATGTTACATTCTCACTCAACAGGACATGCAACAAGAACTGTGCCTACTGCAACCAGCTTAAGGCTGAGAATATTGATGAAGATACTATCTATGAGAACTTTGACAGGTACCTCACAAAAGCTGAAGAAGCCTACGGAGTAAAAGTGTTCCCACAGCTCCTTGGCGGTGAGCCTACACTGCTCTCATATGAGACACAGATTAAGATTATCAAGCGCCTTAAAGAGTACCCGATGATTATGCTATTTACAAATGGTTATGACAAAGAAGCTCCTCTTTATACATATCCTAATATTGTAAAGAATGTGCATGCCATGACACTGGAGCAGGCAGCAGAGCTCATAAAGGAGCTCAAAAAGCCAGACCTCACAGTATATGTTGCTACTAAAAACCAGCTGCCAGAAATAGAGCAGTGGCTTGAGAGCAATAAAAAACTTGTTAAAAACAGCTTCCAGCTTATCCCGTGCATGAATACAGGAAATGCTGATTTTGACCTTGGTGAAGAGGAGCTTGTAAAGTTGGCACAGTTTGTAAGAGAATATGCGCTTATAGACTGGACTTCACCAAAGCTTATTAATATTATACAACAAAAAGCTTTTATTGCAGCACGTAGTCAGTGCCCTAAAAAATTTGGCGCAATACAGATTGACTGCATAACAGGCAAGGTCCTTCCATGCTGTAACTACTTTGCAGGAACAGAAGTTGACATAAATGAATTTGACTTCAGCAACCCTGCAAAATATTACAAAGCAGAAGCATGTGAAAAATGTCTCACATTAAGCAACTATGTAGAAGATTATGAATGATATATTAACACAACTTAATAGCAGTCCTGTCCTGCTTATATGCCTGCTCCTTGTAATCTACACCATAACTGCTATGATGCGGCGTGGTGAGATTGGAAGCATAGGCAAGGATGGGATTAAGTTCAACCGCAGCTTTATTGACTCAGCACAGATTGACAGCCTCAAGAAGGATGTCGCTGAGCTGCAGGTCAGTACAAAAATAATGCTGGACACTATACATGCTATTGAGCTCGCAACTATACGCCTGCAGATTATGTCTGACAAGACAGATTTCCATGCAAAGCTGAAACTGTATGATGAGTATAAAGCCAAAGGCGGCAACTCATATATAGATGTATATATCCAGCAGATTAAAAAGGAGGCACTATGTGCAAAAAGCTAGTATTACAAAGTGCCCTGCTTTTTTTGTCTTTCTGCTTGCTAGTGCCTGTATTTGCACAGGATGCTCAAGCATGCCAAGACAGGGAGCAGGTGCTCAATCAGACATCCTCGCTCATCAAGAGCAAATTACAAGACTTGAAGACAGAGTCCGAATTTATGAAGCAACAGCTGATAGAACTATCAGCCAGCTTGAAGACCTCAGACTTAGAGCAGCAAAAACTGAAACAACAGTCGAAGATGTTATCAATCTCTTTGACGAGTATCAACGAGTCGTTGAACAGTTCATATCTGACTATAAGCAAATACGAGCAGAAACTGAAGGACAAGAACAGGACCCTTAACATACTACTATGTATCGTGATTATCCGCATCTGCACAACAGTTGTCGGATATGCATTCTACCTTAAAGGAATCAGGCTGCCACGGTGGCTTGATATACTACTATGACAGCAAAGATTATTTCAAAACTGAGCAAAGTGCTACTTAGCGCTGCACTCGTTGTGACTTTCTATTATAAGTGGAAAGGACTTCTGCCAGGTGCTGAGACAAGCGGAATAATAATCTGCTACCTCACAGCTTATGGCATCGTAGCGGGGACAATCGACATGAACATCATGCTCGACAAGTTCATAACAAGAAACAAGACGGAGGAATCAAGATGAACGAAAAGAAGATGTACAAGAGAATCCGCAATATCTGCGGACTGCTTGGAATGCTGCTCCCTATCCTGGCAGCAGTTGGCGCGGGCCTGTACCGGCTCCATTACCCAGTTCCAGAAGGATTCTGGAGCAAATTGTCAATCAGTGCGACATACTACATGACACCTGCTCTTGCTGCTGTGCTCACTGCAGCATCAATTGTGCTCATGACCTATGATGGATATGGAAAGGTTGACAACCTGGTTACTACTATTTCTGGTGTGTTCGGCCTGCTTATTGTGCTATTCCCATGTAACTGTGTACTAGCGAGGGACTATGTAGGCTTCTTCATGCTGCCTGCTAAAGTATCAGCAGTTATACATAATATAAGTGCCTGCTGCTTCTTTATATTACTAGCATTCAACAGCGCTTTCCTGTTTACACAACATAATGGCGAGATGACAAAGCAGAAGAAAATGCGCAACAAGATTTATGTAGCGTGTGCAATAGCTATGCTTGTACCTATGCTCTGGATGGTGCTCCCAGTCAAGTCACCTTCAAAGACATTTGTCGCTGAGCTCATCATGCTTGTAGCATTCGGCATCTCATGGCTTGTAAAAGGTGACGCACTTGGACTGCTAAAGGACAAATAACATGGCATATCCGCAGTATTCAGCAGCAGGTGGCGATGGGGACTGGAAAGCCTACTACAAAAAAAAACAGACAGACGTCAAGCAGCTCATAGAACGCATAACTATTCTTGAGAATGGTGGCGTTCCTGAAGCTGACCTGACAGAAATCAGGAGCAATATCAATGACCTCAAGCAGAGTGTCAAAGATTTGCAGGGAATCACTTACCCCGGAACAGACTATGACGACACGGAAGTGCAGCAGGCTATTGTGAACCTCAAAAAGCGCTGTACTAACCTTGAGAATAAGATGCTTGAAGTCATTGCTTCTACAGATGTGGCTTCAATAAAAGCAGATATGCTCAACTTACGTGCAGATGTTACTGCTCTTGCAGGAACAAAGGCTGATGAGAGCACTCTCTATGCTGAGATTGACAAGCTCAAAGCACTTGGCTATGATACCAAGGAGCTTGAAGAGAAGATAAAAGATATTGTCAAAGAGCTTCCTGAAAGTGGTGAAGTTACCATAAACCAGCAGCTTATCAGTATTACTGAGCAGTGGAATAATAAGTCAGGTCCATTTGCAGAAATCTTCTCAAGGCTTGATGCACTTGAACATGGAAGTAGCGGACAGCCTTGCCAGAACAAAAGTGAGATTGCTGCTATCAAACAGCGGCTGGAGGCCGCAGGAATATGAAGCTAAGGATTAACTATATACCAGATGGGAACAGCTGCGACACAAAGCTATGGTTCAAGAAATGGCCAGACACTATAACAGTGCACTGGACAGGGCCTTTCCCAGGACAGACACCTGCTGATGTGCGTGACTACTGGTGTGTATCACCAGGTGAAGCGTCTGCACATTTCATTGTAAAAGATGATGAGGTCTTGCAATGCTGGCCACTGAACAAGGTAGCATGGCACTGCGGGAACAAGGCAGGCAACGAGTCAAGCATTGGTATTGAAGTTATCCCATATAACAAGGAAGGACAGTTCAGTGAGAAGAGCATTGATACCCTCAAGGAGCTGATTGCTACACTCCCTGCCCTCCCAGTTATAAGGCATTATGACTGGACAGGAAAAAAGTGCCCTGAGTATTATGTAGACCGTGAGAGGTGGCAGGACCTCGTTTTACGGATAGCCAAAAAGAATTTCTAGGCATAGTGAAGGGCCTCCAGCAATGGAGGCCCTGTTTTTATTTTAGCATGCTTGACAGCAGAGTGTCTTCAAAAGGCTCATCAAAGCCGTCGTTCGCCTCAAGCCACTTCTTCACGTCCTCAATGTTCCTCTCATACAGGTGCATTGAGTCAGCATTCCATATTATCTTGAGCGGGGTGCACTTTATATCATGCCCATTCAACCATTCAACTACCCGCTTCATTACAAACTGGTGCCATGCAAGGTCATTGCGTAGACCATACCATATATCATTACTCCGCATGTGCACGATATATATGAGCTTGCCTTCACGGAGCAGCAGGTTTACATAGATTGTACAGACCATATCATGCTCAGCATGCTCACCGTCATTCCATTCTATATTTATAGCTGGTCTCGTGTATACCATGACAGCCTGCTTCGTGCTTGGGTCTTTCTCAATACTCCTGCAGGCCATCTCAAATTGCTCATAGTTCTCCTTGCTGAAGATACACCAGCCATAATTGCTGTTCACTGAGCCATCAGCAGCAGCACATGACTGCCATACTTTGTTGCTCTCAATCCCTGGGTGCCCCTTGATGTTCCTGTCCTGCGACAGGTACCAGTCTAGTTCGTTCTTTATGTACTTCTCAGAGCTCCCTGCAATATGGCCCTCCGGCTCAAACTCTGTCCTGAATGCCAGATACTCGAAAGTAATGCCGTGCGGGTTCTTTTTGCATGGATAGTCTGCTATCTTCTGCAGTGCCTGCCTGTAAATCCTAGTATTTAAGTTCATCAGCATGTTCCTGTAGTGCCAAAGCCGGCAGCTCCACGTGTATTGTTCTCATGGTCCCAGTCAGAGCAGTCAATAACAGGCTCAAGCATTGCCTGGCAGATACGCTCACCAGCCTCAAGGACAACCTCTTCATCAGTAAGGTTATGCACAGGGGCATGAATCTTGTTGCCAGAGAAATCCTGGTCAATAATTGACACCGGCTGTATCAGGCCGCGCTTCACAAGTAGTGAGGACCGTGGATAGAGCTTTATGCAGTAGCCAGCAGGGATGTCAAAGCCCACATAAAGGTCAATATTGACTGTCTTATGTGGAGGTACATGTACTTCAAGTGGTGTTGCTATATCTGCTGCTGCAGCTCCTTTTGTCTTATACACTGGCTTTATGCCAATATGTCTTACTTTTCCCTGTCCAAATGTATCTTTCTGCTCCTGGCCAAAAAGATACACCTCACATTCTTTAGTTTTCTTCATCTTTTACTCCTATATAAAAGCTAAAAATATATTGACACCTGCTATTATATAAAGCAGGAGCATAAGTAGCATATAATAAAAATCATCTTTCATTTTTTATACCACCAGCATTCATCAGCACGGTTAAAAATACCTTTCTGCATATCGTCCCATATATCATGGTCCCAGTAACCCCAGTTAGGCCCCAGCTCACAGGCAGCCTTCATCGGGACACGGAGCTTCTCATGGAATGACATATCCATAATCCTCTTGAGCTCACCATTAGCCTCAGCGCCGAGCCTGTTATAAGGCACAGATACAACATTTTCATCATGGACTGTCAGGTGCATCTTCAGCACGTCAAAGACACCCGACTGGTATGCCTTGAGTAGTGCAAACTTAAGTATGTCTGCTGCTGAGCCCTGTATAAGCTTGTTGAGCATCTTGTAAATAAAGTCATTCATCTTCCCTGTAGCAGGGTCATAGACAGCTTTAGGCTTATGCTGATAGCGCCCGCCTATTGTCTTGACAAATCCCTGCATCTTAGAGATATTCTGCACAACTTTCATTGTCTCACGTATGACAGGCAGCTTTGCATGGTAGTTATTATATACATCCTGTGTATACTGCTCAATTGAGACACCGTGCTCCTGGGCAAGCTTCTCGAAGAGCATATAATTCTTCTCCATAGCAGTCTTCCAGCCCATTCCATAGATAACACCATAATTGAATGTCTTGACAACCGACCTCGTAGTGATGCCAGTCGCAGCCATAGCAACAGTATGGAAATCTACACCTGCATTAGCCTGCCCACGGAACCACTCAGCCTGCGGGCCTACAGCAAAGTGTGCAAGAAGCAGGTATTCAATCTGAGAGTAGTCCAGAGCAGACATCATGCAGCCTTCTTCAGGTATGAATAGGGCACGCATAGCCTGCCCATATGAATGTCCGACCTGCTTATCACGTGCGGGAATCTGTTGCAGGTTAGGCTTTGAGCATGCAAAGCGCCCCGTGACAGTACCTCCGTCCTCACGCTTGTTCGGAGAGAATGTGCAGTGTATGCGCCCATCTGAAAGGATAGCATCAGCCATACCTCCCTTCATGTACGTATCCAGAAGCTTCTTGTAGCCCTTGACCTCCTCAATGAGTGGAATCATCGGATGGTGTATGAGACGTGCAAGTGCATCTGCTCCCCATGACTCAGCACCTGTCTTATTGAGGACAGGTGAGTGTATACCCATCTCATTTAGGCGTTTTCCCAGCTGCTTTGATGAGTTGACCATCTCAAGTGTTATGCCATACTGGTCAGTGAGGATTGTCTCCTTCTCCAGCAGGTCACGCTCGATTGTAGCTGTCAGCTCAGACATGGTTTTGCGGTCAATGAGCACTCCCCGCTTCTTCATCTCAATGATAAGCGGAGTAAGCCTGACATCTACCATATAAGGTTCATAGACACCTTTTATCTTAGGTTCCTGCGCCTGGTACAGGTTCCACGTAGCCCGGCAGTCCTGTAGGTTATACTCAACCATCTTGTCACGGAACTCTTTAAAATTATCCCACAAGAACTTAGAGTGCTTCCATAAGTCATCTGTCTTCTTCACCTTGCTGCCCATGATAGCAGCTGCTTTCATGAAGTCTTCCTTATGCTGCTCATACCATGCTTCGATAGTCTCAGCCTTGTTCTTACCAGGTAGCCTGAAATAACGGCAGCATGAGTCAAGGTCAAGGTCAGCATACTCATCTATGTATGTCATGCGTGTCATAGTGTCATGCTGGAGCCCCTTAATCTCAACATCATAGCCACAATGGAGCCATGCAAGGTCATATATACCATTATGGTACACTTTGTCAATGTTCTCATCGGACATCATATCGAGGAACTCCTGCCATTCACTCGTGAATGGGAAGTAGGCCTTGGCCCGCTGCCCGTCATAAGTACCTACACAGAGCAGGCATGACCCATCATCATCAGGAGAATCTGAATCGCGGCATGACCCGTCACCAAGTGTCTTGAGGTTCGGGTCATATGTCTCAACGTCTACTGCTACAAGCCTCATGTGTTACTCCATACCGAATTCTTTCAAAAGCTTCTCCCTTGGAGGATAGAAGATTTGCCCAATCTCAAATATAGAATTTGAATGTACTACAGTAAATGCAGCATCGTACAGGCCTGTTATCCTGTTAGTGCCAATAGCTTTTATAGCGTCCCTGGTATCTGATGACAGCACTTCCAGCCTGACATTCTTATTGAGACAGTCCTTGTAGAACAAGGACATATGTGAATCCCTGATGTAGCAGAGGTCCAGGTTACATAGGTCAATATCATACTCCTGCTCATAGACAGAAGTACTTGACTGCTTAAAGCATTTAATTTTCATATCTTACTCCGGGTCATAGTGGTGTGGGTCAAGAATCATCTCAAGGTTCTCATGTGCCTTTTTTGTGCAGAGCATGAGGTTGTCAATATCATTGTTCATGCGGTCCCCATCAATATGGTGTATATACATATCATCAGGAATGTCATCCGGGTCAATTCCTATGGCATCAGCCATGACCTTGCGGTAGTACTCAATGTACCGGCCATTATGCCAGATGCGCTCAGAGTCATGCCCGTCACCAATTGGCTCCTGCCCCTTCTCAAGAATTGCCTCAGCAATCTCATTCTTCTTCTCACTCATAACTGCTCCTATACAGAAAAGGCCCCTGATACTGGAGGGGCTAGCCAGCTGAGGATATATAATGGCTTAAAGCACTAGAACGTAGGGCAGCCACTTTCAGGGTCGAGCTCACTGTCCGAAGGCGGAGGCTCATCTTTCTTGCAGCTGCAGCCTGAAGAGAGCAGTTGTATATTATTGACATCTACTACAAAGTCAACATACTGCTTGCCCTCTTTACTTGTCCATTCAGACCGGCACATTTCACCCTGCCCTGCTATCATCTGGCCTTTCTTAAGGTAGCTGACAATTTTCTCGCCGCGCTCACCCCACATCTGGGCCTTGATAAACAGGGTCTTCTTATAGTCGCCGAAACCTGTGTTTACAGCAACATTTACTGTAAGTATTTTTTTGCCTGAAGCAATCTCACGGATAGTAGCATCCTGAGTACAGCGGCCTGTAAAAGCAAAGCTATTCAAGTCTGCCATTATTCTTCCTCCTGTTCAAAATGCATCAGGAACATTATATTGCAGGCAGCATGCGCGAGATGAGGGAGGCCAGATTCTGGGTCAATCTTCTCACCTTTACGGTAAGCATTTATATGCCGGCGTAAAGAAGCATAATAACGGTTCTTAGCGTCTTCAACATGCTGCCATGAGTTAGGAGCATATTTGTCTGCTCCATAAGTAAGCACTTCTGCTACTACCTCTTCAAACTCCGGCTCAACAAGGTCAAAGCGCGCCTTGCCTTTATCATCTTTTCTTCCAATTTCAACTTTAGCTTTCTCTTCAGTATGATACTGCTTAAAGTTATTCTGGCTAACAGGTACATTCATATTCACCTCTAATAAGTATGCACTCTGGAAAGCTCCAGAGTGCTGATAGTTTGTTCACAAATCCGCGGGACTATTCTTCATCGTCATCAGAATCAAGGTTCTGAGTAATCATGAGGAGGTCCTGCTTTGTTACAGAGAGCACTGGCTGCACATGCTCAGTAAAGAGCTCTTTGTTTACAATAGCATCACGCATGACCTTTGTGAATTTTGCAACTTCTTTGCTTGGCTGCTGAGGATTTGGAACAAGTCCAGCAATAAGCACCCACTGGAACGCGAAAATAGGAGCCTGCACACCATTAGGAAGAAGCTGGCCTTTAAGCTGGCTATTCCATGATTTTGCAGTCTTCATGCTTCCAACAGTTGGGTTTAAGTAGAGTATTCCATCTTCAGGGAAGTCAGGCAGAGTAACAGCATAAACAAAGAGCTCCTGTACTTCATTACCTGATTCTGGGTTAATCATCTTTGGGTAGCCTCTTTTTCCTTTCGGAGGCTGTCTGAGCTCAACCTGGATACCATTAACTGGATAGCGTCCTACTGTGCGGAAAGGAGGGTCTGCCTCACGTTCTGACCAGATAGTGCGGAAGCCAAGGACAATGACTTTGACATCATTTCCATAATTACGTCCTGTCGCAGAATTGCGCCAAGTACCAGCTGGGTTGTCAGCATCTTCTGCTCCTGAATCAGGCTGCACCAAAGACAAGTAAGCAATGCTTGTCGTGTTTGCTCCCATCTCTTCAAAGCCCTGACCAGCCATTCCGTCCAAGAAGCTCAAGTCTTCTGTCTCAATTTCCTGTGCACCTGCAGTAGGTGTTTTTGCAGTGTTCATATACTGCCTCCATAAATAAATGTATTTATATCAAGCAGCTTTGCAGCTGCGTTGACATATTAATAGTACAACGTTTTACGTTGTTTTTTAATTTTTTATTAAATATATTTTATCAGCTTCTCTTTGACACGTGAATGGACAAAGCCCTGGCATAGTGCTACCATCTCATCATGTGTCAGGTAGCACCATTTTCCGAGTACAGAAGTATTATGCAGCATTTCTGTCGGAACGAACGCCACGAACTGTCCCTGGTTATACGTGGAAGGCAGGTTCGACTTCTCTATCAGAGTAAACTCCTCAATAGTAAAGTCACGCCTTCCAAGGACACGTTGCACCATTTTATGTGCTCCCCCTGCTACGTTTGTAATCTGCAGGTAAGCAGTCGGCACAAACGGGAACACCTGTATATTTTTAATAGGAGAGCGCACAGGTGTGTTTGTCACGCGGTACATCATGCCAGGAGGAGCACCCTCAACCTCCGGGAACGGAAAGACACCAGTAGAGCATACTGGAATCTCCTCAATATTGCTCCAAAACTCCCTCATATACGGGACATACGGAGCAAGCTTCGAATTGATAATATACTCCCATAAAGGGTCATCCAGCTTCTCAGGCATTGGCATCTTGTTTTTCCTCCCACTGCTCATTATACTCGTCTATCTCCCTATCTATCTTCGTAATGATAGCAGAGTCCTTTCTGCTCTTCCAATACACAATCTCATTCTGCTTCTTGTAGTCTGACAGATGAGGCTCAATAACATTTTCCCATGCCTCAGTATGAGAGTAGCCCAGTACTCTCAGTAGCCTATAGGCAGGAAAGAAAAGCTGCTGGCGCTGTCCATCAAACTTGCTGCTTGACCAGAACTCACCAGAGATAATAGCTTCAAGAGCCTCCTTGTACTCAGGCCTTGTCGGATACAGAGGCTTTCCTTGCTTCTGCTCATACTTTTTCAACGGCCGCCCAAGCCACTGCTCATAGATTGGCCGCCAGTCAATCTTGTAAATATGGGTAGGGTTTCCGCATATTAGCTTCTGCTCACCCATGACAAGCAAGTTATACGCAGACGAGACCCTGTCCAGAGTAATTGGACTACGTGTCAGACGTGCAGGGTCAGAAGTGCTGTCATCAAATATAAGCTTGTCAGAAATAGTAGTACTCAAGTAAGCATGCAGCCACCTATACTCTTCAATATTCTTCGGAGCATCCTCAACACGTACAAGTAGATGATATGACTTTGCACCGGAGTATACAACACGAAGCACTTTGCCCTCATTAAAGAGTTTCTTACTCTCTTCAAGTGCATACTCAAGGCGCTCTTTATAAAGCTCACTGGCCTGCACTTCATATCCCTCACCGAACTTGTCAATAATGTCCTGTGCACGCTTCTTCTCAACAGCAAGCTGCTGCCCTGTCGGAGTGTCAGACTCTAGCAGGAATGTGTCCATATAAAGCACATTAGCTGTCTTGTTACCCTGAAGTGTATCTACTCCCGGACGCATCTCATTGACTGTCTCAAAGCAGCCATGCTCGTCAGGCTTGAAATACTTGTTCACACGCAGGCATTTTCCCTGGCGGGGAGCAGTAAATTGCTGCTTGAACATTCCTGACATGCTAGGCTTCTTTACCTTATTATTATACTCCATGAGGCTTGGGTCATCAATAGAGAACTTGGCGCATGCTGCTACCTTATAGCGGCCAGCAACATTCGTGAAGCCTCCTGGAAGCGGGTCCATATCCGGTATTAAATGTATATTATACTCTTCAGCAAGCCACATGGCACAATCATATATCCCGCGTTCTACTGTAGAATGAGGCATAGGCTTCATGCTCTGCATCTCATAGAATACCAGTGGACGGCAGAGAGCAACATATGCTACATGCTCCTTGAAAGCAGGCATATACTGCATAGCTCCTGGGTACTGGATAATATCTGTGAGCTTGCTGTCCCCAATCTCCGTAACAGCCTTCTTCTGCTCAAGCGAGGCCTTGATGAACGGAGCAAGAGCACGGAGTATGCTCTCAATCTCTGTAGCCTCAGATGTGCGTGGAAGTGTGAAGCACTTCTTATAAGCAGCTGTCTTAGGAAAATTCCTGAGCTCAACATCAGCAATGTCTGCCCTTGAGAAGAGCTCATGCTTAAACTGGGCAATGAGCTCTCGGTCCTCTACAAACGGGACACCTCTCCTGTTATAATTGGTGTCATATCCATAGAGCTTAGTGAACACTTCATCAGCAAGCGCTGAGGTCTTGCGTGTGAAGTTTGGGTCTGACTCCATAATCATGAACCTCCGCTGGTCCTCACGGCCGTCAAACTTGATAGGGACATCCTTGTTTGTGGTCATGATAAAATCTGTATAAGAATCCTGGTAGATAGGGTCGATACCTTTCTGCTCCTTACGTATAGTAGTAGCAGTAGCACGGCTCTTCAAAGCACCTGCAGTATTACGCTTATCAGTTTCTTCTTTTTCCTCAAGGCACACTATCAAGCTGTCAGCATAATCAGCATTAAACCTTGCAGAAGAATCATACTGGTCAGATACAAGGACATTGTCCTTGCCAAATAGGCCTTTGCATATAACCTCAGCAAATGTCGTCTTACCAGAGCCCTGAGTACGTGATACTATAATAGGCACTACTTGTGTTTTTGTTGTAGGATAGAGCAGCTTTGCACGCAGCCATGCAAGCAAGTGGTAAGCACAGTCCCCTGCAATATGCTCTATATACTGGTATATATGAGTAGTGTCCCTGCCAGTTTCTTGAGCAAAGACTGGAAAAGGCTTGGCCACGTTGAATGCATCCCTTGACTCAGAATAGAATCCTGTCGGTACAGTATAGTCTCTGTAGTACAGAGGCTTATGTACCCCGTCAGACTGCTCACCAGCAATATAAGCATTATCAAAGAACTCAAAGCCGTCAGGATGCCAGCCGACACTGGACACCTTACTGCCATGCTTCTCCTCATAAAAGAGGAGGTTCTTATAATAGTTCTCAAACTGCTTGGGAAGCATAATCTCACCTTTATGGCTTATGCACATAAACTGATGAGACATATTGCTGAACAGGACTTTATCAAGGTGATGGTCATGTGCCCACTGCTCAAGCTCCTCTTTGCTGTTGAACCCAACATTCAGCTGGTTCTTCATAGCAGCTTGCAGAAGGCTAGCTGCATCTTCAGCAGCTTTATACTTAAGCCCATATACTTCATCATATAATGACATAGTTTCCCCTAGATAAAGAATGCCAGCCTTGCTGACGTGAAGACTGGCGGAAGCCGCTAATAAGGAGAAAGTAATGTCAGTTGCGCCTTACGGCAATGACCACTGATTCAGGGAAAAGGTAGTGCTCCTCATCAAGCTTAACCTTCTGTGGGACAAAATCAAAAGGGTTTACAAGCAAAGTGTCCCCCGATTCAACTCCCTTTACATCCGGCCCACATTTAACTGCCTTCAGTGTATGCTCAGCATTCTCCTTTGCTGTCTCTGAAAGGATAATACCAGCTTTTGATGCCTTGACTTCAAGCTCAGCGATTATATAGTCCCTGAGCGGCTCAACTTTTGTAAGGTCTTGTTTCTCCATATTATTTCTCCATATTTATTTCTACAGTAGTTACTTCCTGGAAGTGCATACACTGCGGAATATCATCAATAGTGAACTGCTGAACACCTGTTGTGGCACCAATCCCATCCTTCAAGAATGATTTGAGCTTCTGTGTATTAACAGAAGTATTCTCAATATAAGGAATACCCTGTTTTTCTAAGCGCTCCATATCAGCAGCAGACACAGTAGCGTCATGCTCAATAATATGTCCACCTCCATGCTCACGGAGCCACTTAGCAATAGTGGCCCTATCAGTCGGATTTTTATTCGGCTGACAATAAAAATTGTGCTTAATTGAGAGTGAGCCACCAGAAGCAAGGGATATAGAGTTAATTCCACAAGAATGCATCTCACTAGGAATTACAACATTTGCATAATGCTCAAACTCTTTCTTAGCTGCTTCTGCAGCAGCCTCAGCTGCTAGCTGCTTCTCCTTGAGCTTCTTCAACTGCTCACCCATATCAGCAAGGTGTTTCAAGACCTGCTTATCCTCATTCTGGACGTTCATATATGAATATTCGTCAGACATGTATATCCTCCATTTTCAGGTCCTTTGCCTGCTTGAGCATCTCCTTACCCATAGCCTTTGTTGACTCATGCAGGCTGTTTGTTGAAGCTTGTATAATCTGCTGCAGGTATTCTTCACGCTGCTCCTTTGTTACTTCCTTTGGAAGCTGCTTATCAATTGAGCTGATAGTCTTTATCAGAATATCAGCCTGCTTGTCAGCAACATCATGAAACTGCTGGCGCAGCGCCTGCTTCTCTTCATCTGTCATATCAACCTCTAGTGTTTATAATTTTACTACATTTTCGTAAGGATTTTAATTTTTCATTAAAAATCACATTTCGAACTTCTCAAGGAACTCGGCCTTTTCACGGACAAAGAAGAGCCCATCCCTGTAATAGATGACTGCCAGAGTCCCATCACGCTCATTAGTGCAGTCAATCGCCTCATCAGAAATGACCTGGTACTTATTACCAGTCTTCTTGTGTGTAGCAGTCTTAATCTTCAGTTCCACTATTTTTCCTCCTGTTTGTCATGTGTTTTCGCGAACATCCCAATACAGACCAAATTAAGCCTGTCAAGAATCCCCTTGTCCTTGAGCCAGTGCCTGTACAGCCAGTGCACAAACTCATGTGTATCCTCATTAAGCGGCATGAACCTCTCAGGGTCAGATATATCCTTATAGTGCTCAGAGCGCAGGTCCAAATGATGCAGGTTCCATGTCTTTGACAGTGGCTTCTTAGTCACCCAGTCAATACAGCTTGCCTTCTTCTTCATATTAGAGCGGAACACCTTCCAGGCGCTTGACATCCTGAAGTTTGCCTTCTGTGTCTTTGTCATCTTATTCAATGAAGAGCTCCTTGAAGCATGGAAGCTCCTCAATAAAATCATCGCAGAATACATCAGACCATTCATCTAGCTTATGACATTTACGCTGCTGCCACATACTATAAGCATTCTCATAGTTCATCGTGACAGTACGCTTCTGTAACCATGATTCAGGGAGCATGCGGATAAGTTCTTTCCAATACTTCTTGTCCTTTGTCTCGAGATACTTCTTACGGAGCCTCTCCATATATCTTGTTGTATGGTACCAATACATATCCAAATCAGGACATGGATTATTATTCAGATAACCTAGCTGGCTACCTGAACAATTGTCATAGTCGCCCATCTCAAAGCATTCCATTGTAATCGGAGTGTCCTTGAGCTTGTGCATAGTTGAGCATGAGTTTGCAACTGTGCCAACCTTATATGTGTCAAACTCCTTCCACCAGTATAACGGAGCAGTAATGTCTACGCTGATAAATATCTGCCTCAAAAACTTCCTGTGTTCAGGCCCTGCTTTTATCAGCCGTTGTGCAAGGTCTAGGTCGTTCTTGCCTATATGGAACTGGTTGTTGAACCTCTTGTCAACATAGCCTGAGTCAGACCTCTCCCAGCTGTCCATGGGGTTGCGCATTCCGCGTATAGCATGCTCAAAGCCCCACACTTCTACTTTCTCAAATTTCATGTATTTCCTCCTTGGTTCCCTTTTTTTCTTTGAATACCTCATCAAAGAGCTTAACCATAGCAGCACAGCTCTTTTCCAGTTCATCTTCAGTCATTCTGGCAAGCTGCTTATTACTAGGCAAGTGTGAATTTGACAGACCATATTTTCTCATAATCTCATAGTACTTGTGGAGTGTCATCTTTCTATAGTTCCCCAGCAGCACCATGGGCACTTCTTACCAAGACGCAGCTTAGTATCTGCCTTTGACAGGCCCCTGTGGCAGAATGAGCAGTAGGCATAGTACTTAATCCTCTTCATCAGTTACCTCCATACCACAAGGTGTGCCATCAGACCATACATAATAGTCAAACAAAGAGTCCATGTCTACCCATTTTTTAGACGCAATATATACCTTGCACTCATTTACGCCTAGTACCATAAGCCTGTCTCCAGTAATTTTATTTATTACACAGTCTGCGACTCTATGAGGCTCCATTTCAGCAGTATTCTTATATGCACGTAACTTCTTTTCTTTCGGCCTGTCAACAAGGTAGAACAGGAAGTAGCTAGATACAGATGAGACACAGAAACGTGTGGCAGCCTCCTCACCATTTACAGCGGCGAGTGTGGCGAGCTCCTTGCCTTCCCTGACTTTCCTCTTGAGCTCAGTAAGTGTGTCCGCAAAGAAACCTTTGCTTCCAATCTCCATATCCTGTGCGTAAGGTGATGTGTATAACTGGTTAATATTAAATTCCATATCATGCTCCTAATGGTATGTTCAAGCGCTCACGGTCTTCACGTGGAATGAGCGAGCGTGCAATTGGCTGGTAACCTGAGTAGCCTTCCATTCCAAGAAGGTCATAGATTACATTGTCAAACAGCCAGACACCATATACCTTATCGCAGTTGCGAATCCAGGCAAGTGTCGAGCCAGCAGGAGCAGAGCCAAGGACCGGCATGCTTACATTAGTAGCCTCTACATTAAAATGAGCACTCTCTACATGAGAGTGGGCTCCCTGTATTTCCCTGTTTTCCTCCTGCTTAGAAACCTGGGCTTTGCCCCTGTTCCTATACTGCTTATAAATCTGCTTCTCTCCATCAGTAAACAGGCGGAATGCTATCTTCACCTCCTCTCCGCCATTCACTATTACCCTTGGCCAGATGAACTTGCCTTCACTGGTAAGCTCACATTTCTTCACACGCTCAGTAGCAGGTGATAAATCTGCTCCTGAGCCTGGGTCCTTGAAGTAAGTGCCCTCACTGGTCTGCCAGCGCGGGTCAAATACCTTTGCCACTAGATAACCTCCTCAAGGTCTTTCTCCCTGATATACTCAAGCAGGTTCTTCTTCATCTTAAGAGCCCTGTTGATTGTCTCATCTACATCAGCCGCAGAATAGTCTATATAGAGGCACGGATGCTTCTGGCCCATACGGAATGTACGGAACTCAGCCTGCTGCCTTGTCTCCATGCTGAATGTATTAGAGTAGAACAGAGTTGTATGCGCAACCTGCAAGTTGAATCCCCTTGAAATCTTAGAGCTGTTAGCAACAAGAATATCAAGCTCCCCATTCTTAAAGGCATCAATGCCTCCGACTACTTTCCAACCTGTGAACATACCTGTCCTATATCCTGCCTTCTCACACAGCTCATATATCTTCGCAGCCTCAGCAGAATAACGTGTAAGAATCAAGAGCGGCTTGTCACACTCAGCGACGTCACGCATAAGTGCATCCAGCTTAGGATTTGATTCACCAAGCCATACAACCTCGTTTGGAGCAAGGTCCTTATTGTCCAGTGAATCAAGGCTATCGGCATAAGCAGACAGGTCCCAGTCATCAATGGCTTTCTGACCCATGATAAAGCCAGAACTTATCTGCTGCAGGCGCAGGTTTACAACCAGTTTGTTAAGAGCAGTAGCAGTATATCCTCCGTACTGTGCAAGCATATCCTTCTTCATGGAATTATATACAGCCTTCTGGGCATCGGACATACCAACCTTGCGCTCCATATACTGTACTGCAGGCATATCCACACAGTCAGTAAGCTTCATGAATGTAGCAACAGGCTCAAGCAGTTTCTTCAGCTCATCAGCATGCTTATAAGGGCCAAGGAACCTGTCCTGATGTCTTATAGTCATGTAAGTATCCTCAGAGCAGCCCATAAGTATATAAGCCTCCTGATAAGTAGCACACCTATGGATTGCCTCCCATGTATGCTCAGTGAGCAGCACATCAACATCCCTAGCTCCATGAGCAGTATCAACGCTCAGCTTTGTGAACATACCATAGTAAGCTCTGAATGAGTAGTAGTTCCTGCCGAAATAGTTCGGGTGCACAAACTCCATGATAGCCCACAAGTCCATAGGGCCGTTTGTAACAGGAGTACCAGTAAGCACAGCACGGTAAGGGCACTTCTTTACAGAAGAGACTATAGCCTTGCCTTTCTTCTTTATGTCATTGAACTCGTACAGGAGGCGCTGGCTGCGCTTGCTTGACGGGTTCTTGATGACTGTCGCCTCATCAATAGCAACCATATATTGTCCAGAGTTAGCCCAGAATACTATCTCCTCCCATTTATGTGGCTGGCTGAATGTGTCTACATTCACAGAGACAAAATGGAACAGGTCTTCCCTCTCGAACGGGTAGAGCTCTTTCTGCCCTCCACGTCCGCCGACACACTGCGCTTCAAAATCTATCTGCAGCTCCTGCCACATGACTCCGTCACCATCCTTGTTTACACCATAGACGAGCTCATCAAACCATTGCCGGTGGACATCATTAGGAGCAACAACAAGCAGACCTTTTATCTGTCCCTGCCTGAACTTCTCCTGTGCTATCTGAAGAGTAGTGAATGACTTTCCGCAGCCCATCTCAAAGAACAAAGCAATATCAGCCATAGGAGTGTATCGCTCAATAGCTACCTGCTGGTGCCCAAATGGAACTAAGTCCGGCCTAGTTGGGTCATGATAGACTATAACAAGCTCAGCAGCTGCCTTACGCTTATGCTTCTGCACTGCTACCTTAGCCTGAACCCCCTCTACATGAGAGTGGGCTCCCTTCTTCTGGGGCATAGTAGCAGTGCTATCCTTCAGCTTTGCAAGAGCCTCCTGCTTCAGCTGCTCTGCCTCTTTCTTTACTTCCTTATACTCAGAGTCTGTCATGCCTACAGGCTTGCACATCGGACATGTACCTTTTGGCCTTGTATACACTCCAAGCACAGAGCACTTATAGGACTTCTCATCATTCTGCACAGATGACCTGTCCCACTTGAGGCAGTTGCTGCATATTCGCTCCATATTACATTTCCTCCAGTTCTTTCTTCTTGTCAGCAGCATCTCTTGCAAGGATATTCCTTAGCAGCTGCAGAACAGATGACACCTGCTTCTTGTCAGTAATGCCTATCTCTTTGTTAAGCATTGAGCCAGGCATATGCACAGTTATCACTATGTCCTTTGCATCTTTTATAGAGTAATCAATATCACTGATATACTCTTCATAGGCATCTATTTCTGCAGACAGCCTACTTGCCTTGTGCAGAGTCTTCCTGTCCATTATACCTCCTGCATAGCTTTGAATACTATCTCCTCATCGTCAAAGCCTGAGTTCATCTCAGCAAATGCCTGCAGCTCGTAAAGCTCATCAAGAGTGAGGTCATCAGATACATTTTCTATAGGAAGCTCAATACCAGAGTCATTATCACAGCAGCCAGAGATACAATATGCCACACCTTGCTCTGTGATATTGTCAGCATACTGTTGGCCTGTTTCTATATCCTCGTCAAGCACAACCCTGTACTCCGCCTCGACATTGATATATATACAGATTTCCTTATCATCACGCCTGACGATGAAAGGCTCGTCAACCTCTTTCTCCATTGTAACAAATACTGCCTGCTCCATAGCTATTCCTCTATTATTTCAATTGTTTCAATTATTCCAATTATCGAGCCGTCAAGGTAAGTGTAGCTCTCAAACAGGCTCTCCATTGAAAATGAAATCACATCTATATCGCTGACAATAGTAGCAGTATTATCTGCTACGCGGACAACCATATTGCACACACCAGTTATCTTGTTCTTTATCCAGATAGACGGAAGCCTGTCATCATGACTAAGCAAGTCAAACCTGTCCTTGAAGTCACGTAGCATCTCAGCAGTGTCCTTGTAAGGCCGGGGCTTCTTTTCTTCCGGTTCCTCAACAAAATAGAACAGCTGCCATGTCTGGTAGCCGTCATTCTGCACAATAAACCTGCTTGACAGATTGTCATCATTTATGCCTACTATCTCAACTAGGCTATATTTTTCAGGGCCTCCTGCTACCTTCTCCCTGAGGCCGAACATCGTGTCCCCTACAAAGCCTATGCTACCTATCTTCACCTCATCAGCGCTCAGCGCTGTGTAGACCTTTGTCTTGTCAAACTTCATCTTGCACCTCCGAAATATACTGGCCGAAAGGAGTCTCAACCAGGAAGAAATCCTTCCTGTCTTCCTTAAACATGAACGCTGCAGTAAAGTACTTCGCTGAATGTGATATGACAGCAATTTTCCTGCCTCCAAGGTTTGTGTATATCCTGCATACTTCCTGCCAAGCCTTTATCTTCTTAGTAGACGGGTCCTTATAGACATTCTCAATAGACCAGTCTCCACGTTCCAGTGCAGCTTTATATTTCTCATATAAGCGCTGCATCTTCTTAGTCTTAAAATTCATCTGCATCAGTATACTACCCTATTTTGTAGGTTGAAAGCCTTGAGCCCTGCTGTGCTGTCCATGTTATGGTAACTGATAACAGCATCAGCAAGCTCCTGGCACCATTCTGATTTGAGAAACCGCTCATCCTGGTCTGCTATCCCTGAGTTCACGATAGCAGCGGCGAGCCTAATAAATCCACTCAATTGTCCCTTCTCATAGTGCATCAGTAATACCCATCTGCTTATACCAGAAAGCCTTGCTAATCTCCCTGTTGAAACTAGGGTCATAGCGACTTCCCCAGAAATGCTCCATGCGGTAACACCTAGAATTACCTTGTGGCTCAATATAGAAGACCTTCCTACCTGACCTGACAGACACAAACAAATGGTTCATGCCAGTGTCAAAGTTCCTGTTGAAAACAATCTGAGCAGCATCAGCATCAGAAGGATATATCTTGCCCCATAGGTACACGAACATAACCGTAAAATCCTGGCAGTTCACCTCATGGTCATCATTCATATCATATACATTCCTGTGTGTCTCATCAAGCACACGGAACACCTTGCTCTCTGTCTGCTCATCAATGACTGGGTAGACAGTCCCCTGTGTGTCCCCTGCTACCATGCAGAGGAAATAAGCAACCACAAGCGGAATAACAAAAGACAGTGAGAACACAATCACCATCCACTTAACACAGTTCAAGAAATACATGAGCCTAGACGGCATGCTCTTCCTATAAGAGAAGTCAGGACTAAGCCTCTTCTGTATCATCTTGGTAGCAAGATTGTCAATGCGCAGCAGGTCAACAGGCAGCAGGTTCCTGACTCCCTGCTGATATAAAGTAAACTTACTACACTGCAAGCATTCATCAGGGTCACACTGACCTGTCTCACGCAGGCAGTAGCAGGTTGCCTTCGTCTCCGCAAGGGCCTGCAGGTTCTTGTCAATCTCTGTCTCCATCCCTATGCGTGTTGTCTTTGTCTCCATTCATTTTCCTCCCTATACAAAACAAGCCGCACAAAGTAGTTAACTCTATGCGGCTTCAAGCTTTCCAGGATTATCTACGCGTAAACTTAGTTGCCAGTTGCTTCAAGTGTGTAGACAGAATCAAGGATATTTGCGTCGTTCTTTTTGAACGAAACAACAATCCCCTTTTCAGCCCATTTCTTGACCAAGTGGTCAATGTTGGCTTTTCCTTTGAGAGTCTTGTTGAATGCGTCAGACAAAGTGAATGTCGCACCAACGGCAGGATTAACTCCGAAGAGCTTTGTGAACACAGATTCAGTTCCGTTTCCTGCAGCTGAAACAGGGTTTGCGAGGCCGTTAACAAAGCCTTTGCATTCGTCATCAAGTTTGTCCCAGATTCCGTCGCGTTTCATGACTTCAATGAGTTTCTTTGCGCCTTCAATGCGGTCAACTTTTTCCTGTGCTTTGCGCTCTTTGAAACGTTTCGCGGCAGCTTTCTTTGACGCCTTGAATTTTTCAAGCTTTTCTGCTTCCGAGAGTCCTGCTTTTTCTGTTCCTGCTACCTGTGGTTCTACAACCTGTGATTTGTCTTTCTTAGACATAGTGTTAGTCTCCTTAGCTTGGCGCTCCGTCCCATAATCCTGCCATTAACAATGGCAATAATGATTATTTTGCTCGGCACTTCGCTTTGACTATGTAATAAATTATACATTGAAAATATATAATTTATTATTTTTTATAAAAATAATTATTCAGGAAGCATTAGGCACCATGAATAGCACCTGCCCTGAATATCAGTGAACACAGCAAACTCTTCCCGTGTTTCGGGTGAGTTCACTTCCGGCATATTACGCTCAGCAATTGCTGCGGCCTTATGCAGGTCTACAGTTGAGAGTGAGCTCACTACTTCTGATACATCTTCCTTTGTAAGAGCAGCAGCCATGAGATACTGGTCTGCATCAAGCAGAATATCCATCTCATTGGCAAATACACACTTACGTTTATGCATGTCCTTTGGCAAGTGCATAGCACCTACAGCATGATACAGAATACAGTCTTCAGAATCAGATGGCTCAACTGGCTCGTCAGGAACGAGTAGCTCATCAAAGAATCCTGCTGAAGTAAGGAACCCGTTCTCGTAGATACGCAGAAACACAACAGCATATACCAGGTCCCTTATACCTACAACTGAGCCAAGGTATCTGGCTGCCTCATTTTTATCCCTTATATATTTCACTCTGGCTTCACCTCCACAGCGTCAGCATTTATATAGTAAACACTGTCAAAAGATTTAAGAGAGCCAACAATCCTTACTCTTTTAACGTTGTCCTTGATTTCTTCACGCAGCTTATCTCTTAGCCTATCACTCACAGGATAAACTGGCAGAGAAAGGCATTCATCATTAGTAACCTGATAAACGTCAGGCTTATTCCTAGTTATCAAGCCTTCAATAAGAATCTGATTAAGCTGTCTCATATAACCTCCTAAAGTATAGCAGCTGTTATTTATTAAGCAGGTAGCTATCATAACATGAATATATAACAGATGCTATTTTTGCAGAGATAGTTCTGCACCTGTCATAGTCAGCAGGAGCAAAGCCACTGAGCTCTTTGCTGCTGATTCCTACTGACTGAGCGAGCACCTCTCTGTCAGGCCAGTCCACATTAGCTTCAGCTGGACCAGCAATAGCACAGCAATAAGCCCTAGCAATATCTTCAAGAAAATCATACATCCTCCGCTCACCGGGGCACAGTGCAGGCATAGCCAGTTGAGAGTGAGCTCCCAGTATATCCCTTATCCTGTCCTCTTTCCCTATTACATAGGCAGTGTCCTTTTCCGTGACAGTATTAAGCAGGTAATTGCTGCACATAGGGATAGCTAGAATCCCGTCACTGCACCCAATGAGTGTCCAGGACACTTTGTACATGTTAACGTCTTTATAGACGTTAAGGTGGTTGTTACGGTAGACAGCTGCCCATGCAACCTGGCCCGGCCGCCATGGAATCTTCCACTGTTTGTCATTGACTGAAGCTTTCTTCATGTTCTTGAGCTCAATGAAAGTATCCATTCCATTTCCCTGCACGAACAGGTCGGGCATACCGTTCAATGTCCCGTGTGTCTCTATGCGGTTACACACGAAACCCTCTTTCTTCAGCCTGTCAATCAAATAGTGGCTGAACTTCTGCTCATTTTCCCACATATCTTTTACCTCCGTAAACTTTATTCTGCAACATGAGCAGGAGAAAATGCAACATAAAACTTTCCATTTCGGAGCTGTGAATGTAATAAATAACACGTTTTATATATCATTTCCAACTTAGAAAAAAGAAAAATTTTCCCTTCAATGTTGAAAATTCATTTATAACATATGTAATTATAACATTCACAGCAGCCTTCAGGAGCATCTAACAAGCATTCCTGTTGTTCCTGTTATCCCTGCTCTTTATCCTCTCTGTATTTGAGCATGAACTCAATTGCTCCTGCTCTTAACTTCCAGTATTTGCGCTGCTCCATCGGGACATCTTCATCAGGGTAGCCTGACTGCTTGATACGGCAGTCATTAATTTCCTGCTTGCTTTCATCAAGACGTTCCTGCACCTGCTTGACCTGTTCAAGGAATTCTATGCGGCCAGTAATCACTGTGCTTTCCACAGTCTCAAAGTTATTGCGGACAAGCTGCCCGTCCTTGATGCTCCATTCAGAGATATAATACTTGTATGGTTTCTCTACTGTCTTGTAGTAGCGCTGCAGTGTTTTAGCCCCACAAAGCAGTATGAACTGCTGCTTGATGATATGGTCCTTGACCATTTTCTTGAAATCCTTATTCTTCATTTTCAAATCCCTTGGCTTTATTTATAGCCTGTATAAGTGAGTACGGAACCCCTGCATTCCCGTTGATAATCTCATCTGCTCCATAAGAATACCAGTTAATAAGTGTATCATGCTGGTCCCCATTTTCGTCATAGTTATGCTCAAAGCATACCACTTTGTCAGTGTAGCTTCCGTCAAAGCGGCAGTCATCGAGCTCAAATTCGTAGCCTTTATAATGGAACACACTATGTCTGTCCAGCCTAGGGAGCACACTTATTTGATTGCGCAAGTTACCTAGCCTTGTCTTATCACAAGCAGACATATGCTCCTTCATATAAGGCTCTGTGATGATGCTATTCAGCAAGTCACGTGCAGCTTCGACCTCTTCATAAGAGTCGAAGTGCAGAGTTATTGTATACTTCATTCTGTTTTACCTCTCTTGTTCCTGAAGCGCTCCTGCGGCTCGACCAGTTTATGGAAGCCGTCTATAGCATCTTCATCTTCTATGAATATTGCTCTACAAGTCATAAGCAGCTGCTCAATCAGATTAAGTAGCTGCAAGTCGTACTTGGTCTTAGTCCTCACTGCACAGGCACATGAGTATGTGATAGTATTACCTTCGTCATCAAGGTTCCTGCATGCGTTCGTGTACCTGTGCTCGAGGACTTTGCGCCGCCGCCTGAGCGACAGCAGCATGTACTCTTTATCCATTGTCCTCCGTCTCGAACTGCTCTACAAGAGCAATCCATGGCTTTATACCTGGTTCATCAGGCATACCATCTGCTTTCCACTGCTCTACCACAGCCCGTGCAAGAGCAGCAGGTCCGTTCTTGTAGACGCGGAGCTCTTCACGTGTCCATGGCTTCACTTGCTCCTGCTGTGATGCACTGTTGACTACAACTTTGATGTCTATATGTGTAGAGCAGTCAATGTTCACTACGAGCGGGGCGTCTTTGCGCTTCCGCCCCGCTTTTTTCCAGTTCATCTGTTCATACTCCTTATTGCTATTACCACTGCCACAAGGCCCAGCGCTATGAGCAGTAGTCCAAATCCGTCCATATCTATCCTCCTTAATCAGCGGAATGTGTCTATAAGAAATGCTATCAAGCACATGCATATACCTATCACCAGAAAGAATATGCATATCTTTACTTCTGCTATCATCAGAATCATCTCACCACCTCAAGGTACATGTTGAGCATCCTAAGGCTCTTGAACGATGCAATGACCACACCGTTCCTGAGCACATACCAGTATTTCCCGTCATGCCTTATCTCCATATAAGCCTCCTTGCTCTTATGAGCTAATTGCTACGGCTCCTGATAACCTTCAGAAACCTGTCTGAGTTGGGCCCTGGATACCAGCGCTTGGTACTCTTGTCATAGCGGATAGCACCAACAAAGCGGAGCATGCTCATCACTGTAGATGAGTTATGTCCTGTCTTGTGCTGCTTCCACCCATTGTTCTCCATAATGGAGTGTATATTCACCCCATTAACAGGATAGCGGGACACGAACTCAGCTGTCCTGTAGTAGACAGAGCTGGTCTTGCACCGTGAGCAGATGTTGAATGGTGAGCAGTTCTTGCTGCGTTTTATATCTGCTGGCAGTGGGCCCTGCGACAGGCCCCAGTCATACTTCACTGGCAGCTTGTCTTGCGGGAAGTAGTCAAAGTAATCAGGGTCTGCCACATTACCTATTATCCATATACGGCGGACATATCCTTTTCTAGGTGAGAGCTTCTCTGTCCAGTAGTTCTCATCCTTTTCAATTGTTATGCACTCCCTATGGAGAGTGCCATTTTCATACCTTGTCCTCAGTACCTGCCTGTTCATTCGTCATACTCCTTTCTGTTATTCATGTAGTCCTCGATGAGCTCGAAGATTGCCTTGGCAGTTGTCTGGCTTATCTTGCATGTAGCAAGGGCAGCTGCAGCACTTTCCATTGCATTAGACATTTTGTCTGCTAAGAGATATTCTAGTATCTCTCTTAAGTCATGCTGACAGTTTTTCATTTCTTCTGGATAGCAGCACGCCCAGAACTCATTTACTAGGCTGAGCTTGCTTGGCTCAACCAGTTCTTCATATGTGAGGAGCCCATTCTGCATAAGCTCCACAACGTCTACGTCCCTATGCTCATCAAGAGCAGTAAGGACCTCAGCCATGCGCTTTCCAAGCGCCTCGAGGACAAGCATTCTTGCGTTCTCTCTAAGCTTCATTTTCTGCCTCCGTTCTTTGACGTTGTCTGCGTGGACATCTTGGTCCACGCATCCTGCACTGACTTCTTATGCTGCTCATAACGCTGAACAGCATAAGGATTCCTTATAAGCATACTTAACTTTAAGCATGCCTCATTCAGTTCTGGCATCTCTGTGCCTCCTCCGGTCATCTGACCGTGTAGTCCCTCTGCTCATATCAGAGGAACCCACTGTAAGATAACTCTATTTTAGAGCATCTCTGACTCCGCAGAGGTAACAGTACCTCGCGAAGTCATCAAAAGACAAGCGCTCATGCATGCTGTCAGGATAACCAACAGCATGCCCTATGTCCATGTAGAACTCCTCACATAATGAGTCCCACTCACCGGGCTCATGCCACTGGCCCGAGATGCATGCTGAAATAAGCATGCTGTCAGTGAACCATTGGTTCGCCGTGAGTCCTTCGAGCCATGGAAGCTCCTTAGTCTGCCTTCATGTGTCAAATGACTTGTTCATCTCACGCCATTTTTCGCGGGATGTCCCTGTGTTCTTTAACAACATTCTTAATTCTTTGCTATTCATTATTCACCATCCTGTTCTTCGAAGTCTTCGAAAGCAACTCGAAGTTGCTCTCTTGTCAAGACTAGGAGTTCTTTCCCAGTCTTGACGTCTACCCAGACAAGTGCCAGCTTGTCTCTGTCATTGAGGACCTTTACGTCAAGGCCCTCAAGAAGTTGCTCTCTCCAGCAGAGTGGTTCCTCTGCCCTGAAAGCATAATGTTCTCCTTGCCTCCTTTATCAGGAGGCTATTTTTTTATTTTTATTTTACCAATGCAGCGTACTTCTCGCCGCATTTCTTAAGCAGGTCCTCGACCTGCTTCTTGGTTAGAGCACACTCTGTGCCCTCGTCCTCGGCCGCAAACTGGGCGAGTGTGCCCAGTTTGTTCTCGAATCTTGTGCCGTCTGCATGGCGGTACATGAGCCACGCTATTGAGCATGGCTCGACTGGTTCTCCACCGAAAAGGGTCTCGACTGGACCTCTGGCCCTTGGCATGAGCTGGGCCACGAGCGCAAGGGCCTCTGGTGAGTCCCGGCAGGCCTCAGTGAGCTTTGCCCATAAAGCTGCCTGTTCAGGCGACGCCTTAGGAGCAGACGACTGGCCGCTCCTAAGGCCTTTCTTATAAGCCAGGTAGGCATCATGCTCTACCTGGTTCATCAATGACGTCCCGCAAATCGGGAACCCGTCTACGCACGGCATGTTGCCGCCAGTAGCCTCTTTTGTACGAGGCGCCTGGATAAGCGCCTCGAGCTCCGCCTGGGTCCAGCCGGCCTCAATCATCTCTGCCAGATTCTTGTATCTAGCGTCCAACTTACGCCGAGATTTCTCGGCTACTGGTTTTGTGTCTCTCGACAGAGAGAGACTATACATTGGGAATGCCATAATCGGCCTCCTGTGCCATGCATCGGTACTCTTGAGCTGTGTAGTATTTTCCTCGTTCAACGAACTTTGAGTTGTGTCGAAAGCCTCCAGATTCAAGGCCCACGACACCGAAAACAATCCCAGCGGAGTGGTCACGCACGGTCTTAACTCTCGGACGCAGCATTGGATGCCAAATCTGGGTGCACAGGTGTGCGACTCTGAATTCTGGACAACTGGGGCCGCGGAGCTCGAGAGTTATTCTTAATAAATAATAATTATTATTTATTATAAATTATATTATAATATATTAAAAGTTAAAGTTTTAATATGATAGCAAAACGCCCACAGATTTTTTATCCCGTGAACTTGCAATAAGCCCGTTGACAAACGAGTTCCGTCCCATTGACAGCAGAAGCAAGAGTAGGTGGTCATGTCTATCCTATGCTGCTATAATAATATCACTTGTAGCAGGATTCGGGAATAAGGAGCAGTGGGATAACACGAACGGAGCGTGGCCCGGGATGCAGACTACAAGCCAACAGGAATGCTCAGCGTGTACTTGCAACAGGAGCCGCTTCCTCTTGGTTCACGCACGTCTTGCATGCTACTTGTAACATCAGAACAAGTTTTATGAATTTTCATTTTACCCCCCCAGTATGAATGTTATAAAAACACATAAAAAATGACACTTTGGAGGTCCTAGGAAAAGTGAATTTTCAAAGGGGGTAATATTAAGTTTTTTGTAGGGGAGTAGCCCGGAGGACTTTCAAAGGCCATTTTTATAACATTCACAGTAGCTATGAGGGCTGTTCCTGCCCGAAATCAACCTGCTCTTATACCCTAGTTGCATGATTTTTGCCCAAAATCTGCTGTTTTTGCAGTCAAATTTGCTGATTTTTACGCCTCAGTTTGCTGTTTTTGAGAGACAAGTAAAGGCCTCATTACCCAGCAGCATTTTTCATAAAAACACCCTAAATATAACAAGATTTTATAACTATGTGCATTTTTTCAAAAAACTCAAAATAAGGGGGGCTTAAGTGGCCCTGTGAATGTAGTATTTCGATACGGGCACAGGCTATTTTCAGGGGGGCTTTTCGTCAAATACCCCAATGGGTATGTTAAATATAAAATTTTGTTATAATTCTGTTATATCTGGTTACGCTATGTTAACTTTTCATTTTCCTTCTATTAACGCTCCTTTTTCTGTTTTCCCGGGGCGCTGCGGGTGTGTCTGTTTTCAGGCTATTTACAGAGGTATGCACTTTGTGGTAGAATTACAGTAAAATGCTGATGGAGGCTTGAAAATGGTTAAAATCTTATGTGAGACACCGGACACTCTTACTTTGGGCGGAATGACTGAGTTCCAGGGTGACCTTAAGAAGCGCACTCCTAAAGACATCAAGGCGCTTGCAGACAGTATTTTGTCTGATGGCCTGATTATGCCTTTCGCTGTATGGCATAACCCAGATGGTCTTAATGTACTTTTGGACGGCCATGGACGGCTTGCAGCATTAACAGAAATAGCTTTGCAGGATAAAACAGTAGCTGAGCAGCCGCTTCCAGTCCTTTATATCAAGGCAGAGGACGAGGCGCAGGCTAGGAAGTCTTTGCTGCAGATTACATCTTCCTATGGAAAGATAAACAAGGAAGGTGCTGTGAGGTTCTGCCAGAAGATTCCTGAGTACAAGGCGCCAGCTATCAAGTTCCTGTACACAAAGCCAAAGCAGAACAGGATGCCTAAGCCGAAGAGCTATGAGCTTATCAAGATAAAAGTGCCTGTTGACAAATCGGAGGCTGTAAGAGACCTCCTGAAGCAGGTTGGCTATATAGAGGTGGTTGAGTGATGCAGGACATTCAGAGCGCAGATAGCTTGATTATAAATGATGATGACGGATGGGGGAAGTTCTCAGAGGACAACAGGGATGTTGCAAAGCAGCAGGATGACCTCCGCAAGACAGAGACACTTTCAGCTGGCATCCGCAAGATGCTCTTTTCTCCGTCTGCAGATGATAGGCTGCCAGTAAAGAATAGCAAGCACTTTGAGCTTCTGCCACAGTTTGACTCAGTATATGAAGTGGCTCGCTCAAAGAATATGACACTGCAGGAATTCGTACAGGATGACCCGCAATATGCTTTGCGTGTGGCAGAGAACAGCTATGCGAACTGGAACAACCTACTGACAAGTGCCTCAATTACAGGTGGCTTGGAGATGCCTGGTGAGGACGGTGAGGTTGAGCGCTACGCTGTGTCAAAGAACCAGACAAAGCTCATAGAAGTAAGGGTGAGGGAGGCAAAGGAGCAGCTTGAGAAGGTGTCTGACCTTGCAATCACATACAGGAAGGATGGTGAGAACCGCAAGGACACACTCGAGCGTGCTATGTATGCACGCGCACTGAAGGGCGGCACACGCCTTGCCATTTACCTGCATGACCGTGTTGACGGCCGTCCGGCTGAGACAAAGCAGGTTGAGTATGACTATGACAATGCATATAATATCTATGCCATTATAAAGACGCTGTTCGACAAGCAGCTTGAAGTATTGAACTCTGGAAATGGAACAAAGCTCATCTGCTGCTCTCGCCGTGCTGGAAAGACACATTTGCTTGTTGCGCTTCTTATGATTGAGTGTCTGCGCAAGCCGCGCACGCAGGTAATGTATATCGGAGAGACTATGGAGCTCTCTGAGGCGCTCGTCAACAAGGCGGCGCAGGACATCATCGATGTGTGCCAGCTCAAGAACAAGAGGGGCATGCGCTTTGACTGGAAGCATTTTGACAATGGCTCAAACATATTGATAAGAGGCCTGTCGAACACAAAGGACCCGGACCAGATTCGTGGTAAGGCTGCGAAGGTAATTGTAATAGACGAGTTCTTCCACTTGAAGAGTGAGCTGCTTGAGTACATGCAGCGTGAGGTTCTTGAGCCTATGCAGATGGACTATGCAGATGACTATATGTTCGTCTGCGCTGGTACACCACCAAAGGTAAAAGGCACTTATGGCGAGCAGGTATGGAAGAGCTGGGACGTGCCGCACTTCTCATGGACATGGAGGGACAATCCTCATCCTGTTGATTTGGACAAGAGAAAGGAGTTCGTTGACAAGGTGCTTGCTGACAAGGGCCTTGACTGGTCGAGTAGCTTTGCCCGCCGTGAGTACAATGGTGAATGGGCATATGATGATGACCTGCTCCTTTATCCGGAGTTTCATACTTACAATCCGCGTGAGGCACTTCCAAATATACCTGTTACGCGTGTGTTCTTCGGCATTGACTATGGTGTCGGTGATAATGACACACTTATCGGTATCGCATGGAATGACGATGAGAAGCGTGGATATGTGTTCTGGGAGGACAAGTTCAACCGCCTGGACATAAAGGACAGGACAGTGTCCCAGCTTGAGTACCTCTCGCAGCAGGTAAAGAAAGCATGGGAATATGCACTAGACTACTTCCCATCAATGACCAAGAAAGAGGCAAACAAGCACATTTTCTGGGATGCTGATGACAATGACCAGCACCTCACAGATTATATGAATATCAATGTGAAGATGCCTTATGTAGATGAGCAGACAGGCAGCAAGAAGGAGCTTGACCTGAACATTGCCAATGCACATAAGACTGACAAGGTGATTATGTTTGACAAGATACGTGACTTGCTACGTACTGGCGGACTACTGCTCATTGCCGATGGCAAGACAGAGCATGAGGCTTTGTCAACTATCATGAAGCGTGGGCCTAATGGTGAGGTATACGCAGAGGTAGACATGAAGGCCTACCATCCTGACTTGCTGCCTGCTATGCGATATGCATTGTGGAATGCAATAGGAATTTAGCAATATAGATTGCTCTAAGCAGTCTGATAATAGAGATTGGAGGACAAGATGCTTACACAGGAACAGATTGACAACACCCTGAGCATGATGCAGATGGCAGGTGTCTCTTCAGAGGTACTGAAGCAGACACGTGAGAACCTTCAGGCGCAGCTTGAGGCTGAGCAGAACGGAGGTCTCTCTGCTATGCAGAAGAACCTGCCTGTCAACAAGAAGACAAGGACAGTGAACGCTGCCATGGACAAGGCCAAGAAGGGCGGTGAGCGTACTGCTGAGGCTGAGGATGTGCTGAATGAAGTGCAGGGGAAGAAATATGATGGGGAGACAGATGCAAATGGTGTTACAGGCCTTGTATCTGGTAAAGAGGAGAAGCCAGAAGATGAGGAGCGTAATACTGGCATAAAAGAGAAGCTCGATAATGGCGGAATGATTGCTACCGGTAAGACTGGCCGCCGTGTGCTTGTCAAGGATGAGAGCGCTCCGTCAGGCTATACTGAGAAGAAGAGAAGAAAGGTAAGCCCTATTGACCTGCAGTGGGCTGATGAATATAAGGCCAAGGAAGGCGACAAACTCACAACTGGACAGCAGCAGGCTTTGAAAGTGAAAGGCCTGCTTGACAAGTACAAGCCACTTGACAAGAAGCAACGCAAGAGCAAATATAAGGTGAACCCGGGTCCACAGATGACTGCTGATGAGCTTGAGCAGATGGCGGACCTCAAGAAGCAGCTCTATGACCGTGATACTGGCGCTTTCTGGTATATACCTACTGATGAGGAGGTAGAGTCCGAGAAAAACGCGCGTGCAATGGAGTACGGCGAGAAACATGCCCAGAAAGAGAAGGAGTTCAACGAGAAAAAGGCTGCGTTCTCAAGGGACGGCATAACTGTGCCATTTGAGGGTAATGCCAATGTGATTGTTGACTTCTCGACAGACACAGCGGGCAAGGGTGTGTTCCCAGTGCTCATTTCTTCGAATGGACAGTCGCAGGCGCTGCTTGTGCCGTTCGACCAGCTTGGTGAAGTTAAACATGCTATCAAGGACTGGGCTGGTGATGAGCCTGTCAGCATGACATACACTGGCACTAACCGTGCTACTGGTGAAAGTATCTCTGCTAATGACCTGCAGAACAGATACCCTAAGGCTTGGGGCTCGCTGGACTTTTCTGACACTCCACTTCCTAAGCTCATGTCAGGCATGGATGTGAAGGACTTTGAGGGCCCTGGTGGTAATTATGCCAAGGACTATTATGACCTGAACTCAGTCTACCATAACAACCCTCTTCTGTACAAGAAGAACCATAATGAGTTTGTAATGGCTGCACATGATATGAACATGCGCTATCCTGAGTATATGCAGATGATGCAGGACAATTTGCTCAGGGACAACCGCCAGGATATTCTTGACGCCAAGAAGGAGTTCCTTGAGGCGTATAAGAATAAAGATTCAAAGGCGATGAGGGCTGCTGTTGAGAAATATCTTGAAGAGGCGGCTTCCAAGTCTGAGAACAGGATGACAAAGGAGGCTGTCGGCCGGCAGCTTGAGAACCTTCGCAGTGATAATCCTATGAACCAAGCTGAGGCGGTTGAATGGGCCAAGAAGAAACTCATAGGTGAGCGTCGCAGTGAGATACGTGATGATGTGCGCTATAATAATGCTTTCACTGCGCAGCGGCTCCGTGACATGATTGAGAAGCATGAGAAAATGAAGGGCTACCTGGACAAGGCTGCGCTGTTTGATGATGCTCAGAACCGTTTTGATTTGTATAATACTTTGCCGCAGGACTTCAAGATGGACCGGGAAGGCAACCTGTATACTATTACAGGTGAGGGTGATGACATGGAGGTCAACCCTCTTGGCAATGTGAATGACATCTTCAAGGAAGATGATATGAAGGGCCTGCTTAGTGAGCTGTTTGGTAAGGACAAGCAGGAGCTTGATGTGTACCGCCGCCCGCCTCATCCACAGACAGGTGTAGGTGAGGGCCTTGTCCTTGGTACTTCTGCCAATGTTGACCCTAGTACTGAGTATGGTAATAAGAGTATCTTTAGTTATCTGCCTAAGCCTGGAAAGAATATGGCTGACAGGTTCAGGCAGCTTTATGAGAATGCTGGCGGTGATGAGGTATATGACGCTCTGTCTGAGTTCGGCCTCAAGGAGCTTGACGACATAATCGGAAGGAACAGGCTCGGCACTGTCATGACTGACTTCGTAAAGCGCCCTAAATATGACCCTGTAACAAAGCAGCCTGTACTTGACAAGGATGGCAACCCTGTAATGGTGCCGCGCCTTGTCATTGATACAAGCTACCTGCCTAAAGCATATGCAGAAGAGGGCCTGCAGGTGCCTAGAAGAGACAGGCTTAGCAGGTTCCGCCGTGAGGACGGCTCAATTGACACTGAAAGCTTCAATGCATATAGAATGGCTATACTTGCACGTGCAATTGAGGCACAGAAACAGGCACTTGCATCTGACCGCATTATGGCTATAAATGACTTCCAGGAAAGGGGAGGCTTGTCCAACCAGCAGATGGCTGACAATGCAAAGATTTATAACAAGATTGTGGACAGCTTCAACAAGTATGGTGGCAATGAGGAGGACAGGAAGCGCGCTGAGGACGCCGCTGCTGCCCTTGCAGATAACAAGGCGCTTTACAAGAGCTACCAGAACCTTATCAAATCTGTATATGCTGACCTCAAAGACCCGGCTAAGGCAGCTGAGCACCTTGGCCTTGACAGGGACTATCCGATGTCCAAGGAAGACTTGACAAGTCTCATGAGCCGCTCAAAGTATATACGTGCAGGAAAAGACGCAAAGGAGAGGAAGGAGGCGTTCCTGAAGCTGCTCCTTGACAAGATTGGCCTGTCAAACCCTGAGACGTATGATATAGATGTGCTGCCTGAGGTTAGCGACTTTGAAAGGACGGACGAAGATGAGTAAGGCCCGGAAAGAGAAGGAGCCCACACTGCTCAGGAAGCTCATAGATATACACTATGAGCAGGCTAGGCGCCGCAAGGCGCTCCGCCTTCTTGAGAAGCAGTCATGGAGCATTGACTTCCTGTCCATGCTCCTTGTCAAGGCTGGCAAGAGCCTTGGGCATGGAGTGCAGCTCGAGATAACAGATAAGAATGGTGTGAAGCTCCGGCTGACCTATGACCAGGCAGCTAGGGCTGATTCAAATGTGCAGCTGTCTGCTGACACAGATATTTTTAACAGGCTTGATGACTCTGCTGCTGTGGAGGACTTCATCATGCGCCATAACACGAGGTAGCTATGGATTTAATAAACTGGGCGCAGGACAAGGTCAACAGGGAGTTCCGCCCTACACTTTATCCCGGCGAGAAGTCCGATGACTGGGAGATTCCAGAAGAGATAAGCTCAGACTTCCACAGGCTTAATAGTATAATAGAGGGCAAGTACTCAAGGGAGTTCCTCAAGGTCTGCGCCTTCTATAACAAGATGTTCCCGTCGCTCAAGGCTTCTGACTGGGCGAATGCCTCATATAATGTGCAGCCATTCACTGCGTTGGACCAGGAGAGGTCTGACACAGGTACTGGTATGCAGTTCAATTATCTGAAGCAGATTATTGACCAGATTACATCTAGGCTCGGCACTATCACATTTGTGCCTATGATTATATCTGAGGACCAGAGCTTTGAGTTCATTGTGTACAAGGATGAGGTCGAGCGTGTGCTCCGTATGTACATAAGGAATGATGACTTCAACAGGACAAGCCTCGAGGCGTTCCATAATGCTGCTGTGCTTGGCTATTCACATGTATTTATTGACCCGTATACTGGCAAGCTGACAAAGGCGAATGACTATGAGTTAGGTGTGTTTGAGAGCCAGTTTAATAAGAACCAGGTAGTGCAGATGCTTTACCGGGACTACTGCTTCCCTTCTTCTGAGGCGCTTAAGTACCTTATTGATTGTGATGACGGGCAGAAAGAGGAGATTATTGAGCATCTGCATGGCAAGACATGTGTTGACTTCAAGATGTATTTCAACTGTCCTGAGCACAAGGTGTATGTTACTATTGACAACAGGACACTGCCTCCACATGAGTATGACTTTGATGAGGTGCTGCTGACTACATTCCAGTGGGATACGGGCTTCTCTAAGGTTACTACATCATCTGAGTTTGACCTGCTTTACCCATTGCAGAGGGAAGTGAACAAGATTGCTGCTAAATTGCAGCAGATGGTGCGCATGTACAAGGGACCTGTACCTGTGTTCAATTCTGATGTTGATATTGCCATGAAAAATATCACAAATGGCGCTGGTGAGTGCCTTTATATTGACTCTTCACGCAGCACTGCTGACTTGATGACAGTAATTAATCCGACGCCTCTTGACCCACAGCTTTCTGCAGAGATTACAAACTATAAGACTGCTATGTATGAGCTTGCTGGCATTCAGAATGCCTCATTTGATATGGAGAATATGCGCTCTGCTGCAGCAGTTATTGCTCTTGACCAGACACGGGACAGTGTGTTCCAGGCGCAGCTGTCAGGAATGGCACAGTTCATAAAGAATGCGCTTATGCTGTACTTTAAGTTCTTTGCAAAGTATCCACAGTTCACTACGGACAGAAGGGCTGTGGACTGGGAGGCGATGCTTTCGCTCGCTGAGCGTTCTTATATTAATCTGCAGCCTGTACATGTTAATGACCCTCTGAGTGATGAGGAGCAGGCCAAACAGCATCAGATTGACTATATGAGGCTTGCCACTGCAAGGACAACACTTGACATAATCAAGGGCCGCATAACGTGGGAAACACTTCCATATTATATTGACCCGCATGAGATAGTGCTTACAATAGCTGCTACTCTCATCAAGTTTGAGGCACTTGGAATCGAGGTGCCTTATACTGTGCACATGTTCCTTGTGAGCGCTTATATTGACACAGTTGCTCATGGTGAGGCGAATCTATAGGAGACATTATGGAAGGCGGACAGAAGACAAATATACCATTGGACTCAGGGCTTGACGTACATTCATCAGACATGCTTGTCAGTGTGCAGCAGCCTAAGTTCCAGCATAACAGGCAGAAATACCAGGGTAAGTATCTCCCGACATCAATGCGCTTTGAGCATGACGGCTGGGCTGCAGGAAACGATGTTTACCAGTTCAAGGTTAACGAGGCACAGGTAGAAGCAGGCTCATATATAGTCACAAAGAGCTATGTGAATGGTAACCCGACATATAAGCTGGGTATCCGTGACAAGGACATGTACCTTGTATCATCTGTTTTCTATAATAATAAGAGCAGCATAAAGAGCTCAACTGCATCAGATGTGGATGTCAGCACAGGTGTCAACCCAGAGGTAAGTGGCAGTATATCTGGAAAACCCTTTGTCCTTGAGTATGACTCAGTTAAGGGGACAGTATCAAAGAAGGACGGGAGCGCGGATATTGTCCTTGTTTCTTCTGTGCAGAATACTGACTACTCTATTGAGATAAAGCTGCAGGACAAAGCCTCGCAGATACAGATTGGCTTTGCAGGGCTTGGCGTTCCTGGGGACTTGTATAATGGTGAGTACCTGCTAGGCTCGTTCAGCTTGTATAAGAACTTTGGAAAAGCAGATACTCCGGACTACAGGACACTATGGACTGACTCACAGTTCAACTGCTATTATAATGGCAGTCAGTTCTGGATTGAGGACAGTAATGGTACAAGGATGACTGACTACTATGCAGCTGTTCCTGGTGGGGACGGTGAGGTGCATTTGTCTTTTACAGTGCCACTTGTGTTCTATGATAATATGGTCGTATATACACAGGACTTTGTGCCATTCTTCTCAGGCATGACAAATAGTAACAGCTCAAAGGTTGTCAATACACAGTCATCAGAGAGCTACAATATAAATAAGTGGTCTTTCAGCATGTATGACCCTGAGAACACTGCTCCTGCTGTATCTGACAAGCTGTACAGGAACCTTCCGGAGTACTCAGGTGGAGCGTCTGACAGGAACAGGCAGCTGCTTGACCAGGCTGTGCCTATGTGGTTTGGTGTGAATGCCTATGCAGACTGGCTTAATACTGATGGGCTTACGGTCACAAAGCCTAGTGGCACAGTACTTGCTTCTGGCTCATGGGACTACGATGTTGACCATTATTTTGGCTACGATGATGAGCATATATACTTCCAGAGGGTGCAGATTAAGTGCACTGACTCAATACAGAAATATGACGGGGTGACACACAAGTGCCACTTCACTATGTGGGAGCATACAGTCGATGCTACTGACAAGGCGAAGATAAGCTACCACAATAACGGCTTCACTGTCAAGTTTGTATTCGGCATATATGAGAACTATGACTATATTACTACAGACCCTTATACAGGGGACCATACTAATCATCACAGGGAGCATATCACTACAAAAGAGATTTCTGTCACACTTGACAGCACATACTCATATAATGACTGGGGCAATATACGTGACATGTTCTTCGACCAGCATGATGACAGGACAGATATTTATCTCTACTATATCACAGTGGATAATGAGGTTGTGTGGTCAGTTGACGATGACCATCCTGTAGGTTCTGTAATGACATGGCAGGGTGTGACGCTTGACATCTCTGGAAGCAAGTTCTGGCAGAGCGGTGGCCTTACAATTGTGATAAACTCACAGAAAGGCTGCTCTATACGGGATGACAGCCTTGTGCTGAAAGGGCAGCTTTCAAGCCTCGGGCCTAATATATCATATAATAATCATAACATAAAGATAGAAGACTGGACAAGTTCTACTGGCTCCGCACGCTTTATCAGGTGCTGCATGGCACATGTCCTGTCTGAACTGTTCATCAAGTCTGAGAGCCTGCTCACACCTTCACTAGATGCTACTGTCTTCCAGCTTAACGAGATAGAGCCATCAGCAAGCTCCAATACTTTGTACTACTCAGAGCTGTTTAGGCATAAGATTAATAGTGCTTTCATGTCACAGGGCAACTTGAGCTTGACTATAAACTTGTGTGCAAAGGAGAACAGCACTTATCTGTTCTATACAGACAACAGGTCAACAGATAATAGTATCAGTGTCTGCCCTGGGCATATATTATATAATGACATAAAGAAAGTGACGGACTATGAGGCAGGTAATATAAGCGCCTTGTCTATTGCCAAGAGCTACATAGGTGTAATTAATATTGAGTATGGCCTTACTATAAATATAAGTGCTGCTGCTGCTCAGACAAGTAGTGAGACTCTGTTCAACTATATACAGACTGCTGATAATATCTATGCAGGAGAGTTGCTTTCAGGTAACAAGTTTACTGAGGAGTATGCTGACCAGCTGCAGTCTGACATTTTATGGGATTTCTCAGGTTTGCCTAAGTTCAAGGTAGTGTTGAACCCAGATTCAGGCAGGGATATTGACCAGATTCAGGTTACGGGCCAGGAGATTATTGTTACTGCTGATGATAAGCAGGTCGCTAAGTATAACTATGACTTAGCAAGTTCCATACCTGATGGTACAGGTGTCATTACAAATTATCTTAAGTCTGGCTATAGTATAGGTATGCAGCTTGAGTATATAGACAGCTATGACCCAGATATTATGCTGCCTGTGAATGCTTTCCATGTTAAGTATACTACTTCTGCTGACTACGACCTGCATTTCAAGGGCACCAAGTCTCTTGACAGTTATCTGCAGCTTGAGTCTTTCCAGAATAACATTGCCGTGCTTGTGCAGCCAGGCAGATATAAAATTGAGGTGAACTATAGCTCTTCAGAATGTGGCCTTTATATATGGGACAGCACTGAGGAGAAGTGGGGGCCGGCACAGGATGCCGATGAGGTGTTTGGGGACAATTATTCATTCACACTGTCATCTTCAGATATAAGGACAATACAGGCTGTGCTGCTTGGCATTTATGACCCTGACAATATGGAGGTTGTGAGTATCACGCCTTCTGTCATAAAGGCTGTTGTCAATGGTGAGGAGATTGCTATTGACATCTCATCCAAGGGCCTGTTCAATAAGAATATCAAGTCAGATGTGCAGTTCTGCTATACACGTGTCAACAGCCCTGTGCTTGAGGATATTCCATTTGCCAACTTGGAGTCTGAGAGTGAGTTCCAGTTCCTTAAGCAGCAGTGGGACACTACCAATGAGACTGAGAACTTTTGGTGGATTGACAAGGATAATGTGCTTGTGCTCACAAAGAGCCATTTTGTCCTGCGCTGCAAGGCATCTGCTATAAGCGGCTATGATGGTGTGCTCATTGATGACTGGAACGGGGACATTTTTGTTGATGTCAAGAAGTGGCGCAGGTTTGATTACCTCCCGTCATCTGTCATCAAGTATATAGGCACATGTGCATACAGAGGGGATAGTGCGAAGTTTGTGACTCTGTCTGTATCTGGCAGCACCCTTAATATAAAAGTGTATGACCCGCTCAAGGACATGTCAATGGTAGAGTATGATGTGCAGTTCTCTAAGCGTGAGCTTGGTACTGCACTTAATACCAGCTCTGACAAGATATATACTTACTCTGACCTGGACTATGAGAGTGCTGTCTCCAAGGCACAGATAAGTGCGACATGTGTTGATGGCAATCTTATACTTGGTGTGCACGTTGATAATAACTTTAACCAGTGGGCACTTATTATAGGCAGTTATGTCCGTGTTATGCAGGGCTATGGCTATGTTGGTCTTAATGGCTCATTGACTGGAGGTGAGATACCTGCCAAGTACTTCTCTGTACAGGCGGGCTTCAGTGGTGTTGTACAGCCACTGAGCAAGCTCTCTGACAGGAGCTATAATATCTCAAGGCTTGAGGAGCTCTACCAGCTCACAGACATGGTTGTCGGCACAGACTCACAGCAATGGTATATCAGCAAGAACATACCTTCCATTGTCTCTCATATCGAGTATAATAGGGGCATCTTCACTGCCAGGGAGATAAAGCTCAACAACAATTATGCTGTGAAGTATGCATCATCTTCATATAAGGCTGTTAACTTCTCAAACTACAAGCTCAATGTCAAGGACATGAAGAATATACTGCCAGATTCAAATTCTGTGTGGAACACTGCTCTTTCTTTCATGGGCCGCCCGCAGATATACTTCCTTGAACCTAAGATTACTATTGCAAATTACCTACAGCAGACACTTGGACAGGCAGCTTATGTGCACTATAATTCTACTTCTATAAGTAGGAATGAAGACCCTGCAGAAGAAAGCACTGCTAAGAACTTCTCTGCAGAAAGTGCACTAGAACAGTCAAAAGAGACACTGCAGAAGGCAGCAATTCTCAGTGATGAGGTCTCATTTGACAGGCAGTCTGTCAAGCAGACGCAAAATACAAAGAGCCCTTATAGTACTGTCTTTACACTGTTTGCTGCTGCTTTAGTGTCAGCGCTTGACTGGGGCCAGGACAAGCTGCAGGTTAACAAGAATCAGAACCAGTCCGCTACAAGTGATACTGGCAATAAATACTCACAGATGTTCCTTCAGAATGTGAACAGTATGGCTGCTTCTGACATGCTTATTAATGCGCTCAACCCGTCTGAGACTTCTGAGGTTACTGCACTGAAGACACTTGATATGTTCTACTCAACTTCTGACAAGCAGGAGATTAATGCAGGCCCTGGTTATACTGAGCATAACTTTGTTGCGATGTGTATTGCACAGTCAGTTACGTCTATGCAAGCTGAGTTCTTACAGCAGCGTATGATGTACCTAATAACTGCTCTTACTTTCTACCAGATTAAGATAACAAATAAGGCAGCAGAGATTACAGCAGAGGCTGCCAAGGTTCTTGTAAGTGCACTTGGTGGTGCTGGATGGGTATTCGGTGGCCCAGCAGGTGGTGGTGGAACTATTTCTTCAATAGGTGCTATGGCTGCACAAGTAGCATATCTTGCTGCTATCACATTGAAGCAGGCTACAGATATTGCTCTTGACTTGCTTCCTCCAGTGCTTGAAGCACTTAGTGGAGGTAAGCTCAATTCCACTGTCACAATGCATCTGCCAAAACATATTTATGACGTTGAAGGCAAACACAAGTATGGAGCAAAAAGTGAGTGCTTCCGCTGGCCTTGCTTCGGCGTATCTTCTGCACAGAGTATCACAGATGAGTCTGTTGAGGTCGTGACACAGAACAAAGCGTGGGCTCTTAATACTGATGTAGGTTCTCCTGTTAACCAGATGGACTCTGGGCAGCCAGATTTTGTCACAGACTCTGTGTCTTCAAGCCTGCAGAAGAATTTTGTTGGTCAGGTGCCTTATCATATTGCCATGGTCAAGGGCAAGCAGAGTAAGGTTACTTTGCCTAATAACATGTCCTATGTCATTGGTGCTGAGTCAATATTACCGGCTAATGACTTCAAGAACCAAAATATCGGGCTGCCTGAGCCTTCTTTCAATAAGCCTAATCTGCATGACTATATGCTTGACCAGACTTGGCAGCTTTCTGTTGCAGCTGGTGGTGGCTATCAGATGTGGGTAAGTTGTAAAGATACCAAGCTCATAGATGGTGCTTTCAGTAATATAGTTGTTAATAGCCAGTTCTGTGGTGTTGCAAGCCCTTATACTGCTATTGAGGTCAAGACAGGAATACAGAAGCAGTATCTGCGTCCATGGGCAATCACTTCCAATGCTATCGCCCTTAATAATTCTGGCATAAACTGCTGCTTTGAGGAGAAGGCCTATCATGCTTTTGATGGCTATAGCCAGCGCATTGTGAACTGGCTTGGTTCTCCTGGGCTTAATAAGGAGTTCTTTGTAAGGCTCCATTCTTTCTTTGTCAATGACAGGTTCAAGCGCAGTAATATGGTTGCTGCTTCACATTACACTGGCAACTTCCAGAGTGAGCCATCAATGGCTATGCCTGGTGATATGACTAACACGCTATATGTGAACTTTGACACTACTGACACAGAGAGTAGCAGGAATTCAATTGACAGGGCTATCATTGGTGAGGTGCTTGGTATAGTACGTGTAGCTATTCCTGTGTTCTCTGAGTTTGTAAATACTCTGCCAGCTGCTGTCAAGACTACAGACTCTGTCCCTCTTGCTGTAATACAGGGCATAACAGGGCTTGTTTCAAATGTAAGGGACCTGCAGTCTGCCTATAAGATGCCAGTATCAGTTGACTTTACAATTGGCAAGACAGTATATAGGTATACTCAGGAGTATATCTGTGAGGTTAAGAAAGCTGTTACAAGTGGTGCAGTTGACTTGCAGGTCATTGTACCATGTCTCGGCCTTGATTTTATTGGCTCTACTCCTTATGAGGCTTACCTATACTCACATAATACAAAGCAGTACTACATTTTTAGCGGCGGAAGCTCACTGCAGCTTGTTAACATGGTTGAGAGGTTCAGGGATGTGCTCCATGGACGCTATGACTTTGTCAACCAGGAGGTGCTTATGCCTTGTGTTGCCACGTTCCTGAGGCTTGACAAGGATGTCCTTGATGACAATGATGAGACGGACAATATTATTGTGCCACGCCTGAAGGGAGGTGATTTTGCTGGTGAGGTGAGCCCTCCGCTTGAGACTATATTCAATACACGTAGCGGCTTTAGGACTGTATCACTTCCTTGTGGTATCACTTACCAGGGCCCTAACCGTTGTATCATAAACAGGTTCTGTTTCCAGGATTATATGTTGCAGCAGGTGAAGGACAACTATGGTAAGTGGAAGCGTGTGCCGCGTGAGAAGTACCATCCGTTCCGTATATATAAGGACAAGTATTCACAGGTTGACATTTCTGTCGAGAGCAATGTCAGGGGCTGGACACATAACCCGTTCCTGCTCGTGACGGCTCCACTTGGCATTTCTGAGAATGTTGACTGTTTCTTTGAGTGGGAGATTACTTTCTGCTGGCCAGTTGAGATGGACAAGCTGTATGGCCCTGATAACTATGCAGTGGTTAATATGCAGGCAGAGTGCATGACACCTGGCGGAAAGGTTGTTGCTGACCGCCCTGTGCATATCTTCCTTAAGAAGGACCTTTTCACAAGGACCGGGAACTATGGCTACTATTCTTTCAGGTACCAGGGAAAGTGTGGCGCAGGCAACAGGGAACGGCTCCATATCTGGTCTGACCAGTATATATGTGTGTCAGGCCTCCAGTGTGAGTATAAGCCTATGACTGAGCGGCGCACAGAAATCCTTACTATACAGGCTGATGTACAGGGAATGGAGGAAATATAAAAATATGGCATTTACACTGCTGTAAAGGCAGTGTATAATCTTTTAGAATGGAGTATTGCTCTTATGACAGTTGAAGATTATAGAAACCAGTATGACAGTGGTTTGCATAGCAGTTTGAATAGCCTCTTCAGGCTTGACCCTAAGAAACTTAGGGAAGAGAAGCTCAAAGCAAAAGAACTTAAGAATCAACATAAAATGAATTTGCAGGAAAAAAACAAAGCCCTTATGCAGGCACAGAAGGCATACCAGGAGGCTACTCCTGAAAATAGACAGGCTGCTCAGGTAAACCTGCAGAATGCACAGCAGGCACAAAAACAGGCTGAGACAGAATATACCAGTAGGCTTTCTAATACAGGAAAAGACCTATATAGTGTTGGGCAGGCTGCAAAGGCAGCAGGAAAGTCATTTGTCTCAGGTGTCAAGCAGCAGCTTCCAGGAAATAAGAACAATCAGTCAAGTAGCACTCAGAGTCAAGATAATGCTGCTTCTACACAGGCAAAAGACATAGTAGGACAGTCAGGCAGTAGGCAGGAGCAGACAGCTGAGCAGAAGGGCACAAGCTTCGGCCAGAAAGCTGCCAAAGCTGCAGGCTCAGCAGTACAAGCTGTTGGAAAAGCCATTGGTAATAAATGGCAGATGCAGCAGGCAGGGAAAGACCCTACAGGCAATTCTGAAGCAAACCGCCAGATAGCAAATAACCATTTGAATATGCAGCAGGCGACTAGCCAGGTGTTTGCTGACAGGGCAAAACAGAATGCTAGCCGTCCTTTAGGGTCAATTACAGGTGAGACTACACGACATCTCACAAAAATAAATGCTGGTGAGCAAGCAAAACAGGCCGCTGCAGATGGTGGTGCTGCATATATAATGCAAGACCATACAGTAATGGGTGATATTAATGCTGACAGAAACTTTAAGACACAACAAGCACAGCAGGCATATGACTGGCAACAAGAAGCAAATGATGAGCAGAATGTAGCAGATGTGCTTAGGCAGGATGCTACAGTTGCTGATTATAATGCTATGCAGGCAGCAGATTATAACAACCAGAGCAATGACCTTTCAAATGCTGCTAATGGTCAGCAGGAAGCAGCACAGCAGACAGCTCAGAACCCTTCAAGTACCCAGACTGCTGAGGAAGAGTCAACAGGCGCCAAGGACTTTAGTTTCCAGATTCCTGCAAATGAGGTGCAGGGAGTAATCAATGCAGTTCTTAACAATAAGAATGGTGCTGATATTAGAAATGGTGGAGGTACTACTGCCCAGCAGCAGTATTATAAATATCTTATTGATAATGGTGTACAGGTACCCCAGTCAGAAGTGTCTGCAGATGTGTTCAGTGAGATGAATGACATAAACGGGCAGGCAATGCAGGCAATGCTTAATATGCGCTCTGGTGGAAATCCTACTAAGAACTATGTCAAAGGCAAGGATGGCAAGTATTATGCTGAGGGTACTGGCGAGAAGATGAATGAAGACCAGATAACAATTAATAAAGCACTAAGTGGCAGTAATGCTGCATTTGGCAGATAACAGGAGGACATTATGGACCTTAGCACTTTGCAGAACGTGCTTACAAAGAACCCAGATAAGGCTATGCAGCTCTTTGACATGATTTCAGGGCTTGCTGCTGACCAGCCGCAGTCCCAGATTGCAAAGGACTGGGACCAGATTATACAGACAGTAGGTGTTGATGACATAATGAATGTATATGCTAGCCAGAAGGCTCCAGCTAAAGGTAAGTCAGGCTATTCTGGCTGGCAGCGGTACTTTAAGCAAATGTATGGCAAGAATGCTAAACCTACGGACTTTGCTCTTAATAAAATTGTGCTACCTGTTGCTGGAGGCTTTGCTGAGGCTACTGGTAATTCTGTAGGTGCATATAACTCTATTCTTGGCACTGCTCTTGGTGCGATGGCTGGTAATATTAAGAGAAATAGTGACTATGATACTACAGGATATGATGATGCAGCAAGAATGCGATTCCTTACTAAAGCAGCTAACAAGGTTGGTGTAGGTGCAGTTGGAAAGATTGCTGGTGATTTTGTAGGAAATACAGCACGCTCTATTGGTGCTGAGCTTGAGGCAAGGAATGACAAGGCACGTGAGGCTGCTCTTATGATGAATGAGCATCCAGTCGGTGACTTTTACCGTGATACTATGCAGCTGCGCAAGAATGCACAGAACATAAATAAGTCTACAAAATAGGAGGACTTTATGCCTTATGCAATTATAAGGGCTATCATGGCCTTTGCCAATACATCTGCAGGCCGGCGCATAATAATGTATGCTGCTGGCAAAGCGCTTGAAAAGGTGCCTGAACTGAGCGGGAAGTTCAAGATTTCAGATGAAGACATGAAAGATATCAAGGCACTCAGGGACAGGGGAGCTCCATTCTCCATGGATGAGGTGGCACTGCTCTCTATGGCTGCTGGTGCAGATTCTGATGGCTATGCTCTTAATGAAGATGATACTGCTGATGAGTCTGTTATTGATGGCTATGCAAAATATCTGCATAACTACCTATATAATTATAAGGATGAGGCTGCAAAGATTGACAGTTCAATTGACCCTAAGCAGGACCAGATTGGAATCATGGCACAGGACCTTGAGAAGGTTAACCCTGCATGTATCAATACTCTTCCAAATGGTGTGAAGACAGTTGACACAGGACGGCTTGCACTTATGAATGCTGGTGCTATCGCTGACCTTGCACGGCGCCTTGACAAGATTGGAGGATAGCATGGATAAGAAATATGCATGGAATGGAAAGCAGCTGCCTGTCTATGATGAAGCAGGTATTGCTGATATTGATGACAGCATAATAGATAATACTAAAAAAGAGAAGCCAAAAAAGACAGTTGGGCAGAGCATTGTACAGTTTGGCGCAGGCTTTGCTGACAAGCTAAATAGGAACAGGTCCCAGTCTGTAGGTGGCTATGCTGATGCTTACAATTATGATTTTGGTGATGCTGGTTCTGATAGCTATCAGTTTAAGACTGGTAATAACGGGATTAAAAGCAGTTTCAATGCTCTTTTTGGTGGTGCACAGGGTGACGTCCTTTATAAGAAGTACCGGCAGCAGATTAATAGTCTTACAGATGCAGGTGATTTTAACTCTATCCATGATATGGCGCATATGCTCCTACAGAAAATGGATAGTGTACCTGCATTCAAGGGACGAGTGAAGTTCTTTATAAAAGACAGTAAAGTGCAGTTTACTATTGACGGTAGGGACCCGTTTGCTGATACTAGCATTGAAAAACAGAATATTATTGACCCGCAGTTCCTGTCGTTTGTCAGTAGCTTCTCAAAGAATCTTCCAGAGTATAAAGCACTGCAGGTAATCCTCAAAGGAGGCTCAAATCCTTTCTCAGCAGCAGTGAATAAATCTGCTATTTCAAAGTCTGTGATTAACAGCCAGAATAATGAGTTTGAGCAGAAGAAGCTGTTCGGTGTTACAGATGATGACATGCAGAGGAAGCTAATTAATTATGACAGCTACATAAGCAATAAGGGCTCTTCAACAAGGATTGCACAGGCTGTTGCTAATGACATAGCAGGTGCACTCTACATGTACTGCCAGGATAATAGTAATGAGCAGGCACAGCTGCTATATGACAAGTGCTACGACTACATAAGCAGGTTTGCTAAGAAAAAGGACCCTGCATTTAATAGTGTATTCACAGTGTCATTTTATAATGCGCTTAACAACCTGAGCACAAATAAGGGTGTGAAGAGCCCAGAATGGCTAGAGCAGCTTCAGCAGGCGCAGGCCTATATCTCAAAGATTGACTATTCTGCTATGAGTGCTGTTGCCAAGGGCTATATCAACAAGGACAAGGAAAGCCATGACTTTACTAACTTCAATAAGGCGCTTAAAGATATAAAAGTAAAAGGAGGCTCTAAATGAAGATAAAGCCTAGCGCAGAAGCTGTATTCTCACTGACAAGTGCTGGAACAGATACAGGTAATAATGGCACATTCAAGAATGTGTCTGGAGCTAAGGAGGATGTAGACTCTTACTACTCTAAGGCAGATAAAATAGTAGCAGATAAAGGTCCTCTTGCCAACAAGAGGCAGCAGGAGGCTCTCTCAAGAGAACAGTGGGAGCAGCCGCTTCTTGATACTAAATCAAGAGCGAATGGCATTTTTGGTGAGCTTAACTCTGAGAAGAACAGGCTTGCTATGGACCCACATTATAAGGAAAATATTGGTAGAGGGAATTATCGTGGCAACTTGAACGGCCTTACTTATGAAAGCACAATGAACCTTTCGCGCGCTGCTGATGCCCTCAATAACAGGCGCTGGTGGAAGCCGGGGCGCGCAGGACTATTTACTAAGAAGTATGGTGTCGACCGCGGTGAGATAGGTAGCTCTGAGAGATGGGAGCCTATCGAGACACAGGAAATGCGCCAGATGCGTCAGAATGAGGGTGTTGAGGCCTATGTACGACAGCGTGATGCTAACCGACAGGCAAATGTGCAGGACTATGCTCAGGAACTCCGCCGTAAGGCAGACGATAGTATTTATACAATTGCTAACCTGCTTGGCACAAGTGATGTAAACATTAATAATGCTATCAGGAATGGTGTTGTTGGCCTTAATATTAATACTCTCAGTGCTACACAGCTTGGCTTTGCTACATCTGAGATTGTCAGTGATATTGCCCTACGTACTAAGAATAGGCTGCTGCAGGCTGTTGCTGAGAATATGCAGAAGAACCCAGATGCTGTGTCAAAATTTGTCTCTTTATTCTTTACAGGCACTGCTACACCTGGTCAGCGTGATATTGCTAATACTGAATTTCAGAACCTTATTTATCAGGCATGTGGCGGGGACCCTTATATAATGGCTGCTACTAGAAGCATAGCAGGTGCTGTAGGTGCTGAATTGCAATGGCAGTATGCTCTTAATGGAAGCAGAGGTTATTGATGCTGCAGATTAATACTAATAACTTTGCCTCAGATGCACTTGAAGATGCAATGAGGCTTGCTCAGACAAAGGCGCTTAACAGCTATACATTCTCTGATTGTTTAGCATTCTTGAACTATACATGGCGGGACATCTATGACCGTATGGCGTGCATTGATGATGGCTATTATGGCCAGAATGTGCAGCTCACACAGAAGCTCACAAAGCTTCCGCCTTTTGTCAAGAATACATTACAGATTTATGCTGCTCAGTCTCCTGTTGGCTATGACCGGTATATTTTCCGTGATGCAGGCACTGCTGATATGACTGCTTCTGGCGTATACCGTCTGAGTGGTACTGATTTATACTGCCCTGATGCTGAGCGCAAGAAAGTATGGATGTATTTTGTACCTGCATGCCCACAGGTGTTCTTTACACATCATAACAGGGACCCTGAGGTTTTTGAGGGTATACCAGAGACAAAGCGGCAGGACATTTATGGCCTGTTCCAACTTATAGGTATGACTAAGGACAAGAAGCCTGTGGACATAAAGACTGCTACCCGTGATGAGATTAAGAGCATTGACAAACTCTATATGAAGCACAGGCATACCCTTGTTAGTGAGGATGTTACTGACATCTATACAGCGGCTCCTCTTGATGACGAGGATGACGGCTACTGGCAGATTGTATATATATCCTGTGACTTTCCGTATGTCTTTGTCAGCTATGAGCACTCTGTAACAAAAGAGCATATATCTGGCTTCTTTGGCTCAGACAGGGAGTTCACGAGGTATAACCCGTTTGATTATACTGGACGCAACTCAGATATTGAGTATATAAGTGAGTTGTGGAATGATAAGACAGGCATGGGTGTAACAGTACTTGACTATAATGATATTGGCAGCGATAGCAAGCCGAAGGCCAAGAAGCTAGGCTGGACACCCGACACAAGGCTTGACTACCCCGCTCCTGAGATGTACCGCTACCTTGTAGCAAGGCTCGCTGACAAGTTCTCAGCGCTGAATGAGTCGAATGTCATGGGAGTGCAGAAAGAGCTTGTCGAGGCACACTATGCTTTCGAGGCCTTTATTGCTAAGGATAAGTCAGCATTCAGACGTATAAATAATGCCAACCCTGCTACTATAGGAGACTGGCTATGATTGCAGAGAACAGAGAGCAGGCAGAGAAAACAGACCAAGAGGAAGTTATTCAGGCCCTGCAGAGCTATCTCCGCCAGGAGGCAAGCTATGATGCTATGCGTCAGTCAAGTGTAGCAGAAGGCATGGAGAAGCGGCTTACCATGAAGGCAAGGGACTTTGCCCTGCAGCATGGGGACAAGTCCCTTTCAGATAATGACTGCACTGCTCTTGCACAGGAGGCAATCCGCCGTTATATGAATAACTGGCAGGGCAAGAAGCAGGGTGAGGATGACCGTGGGCACCGTCTAGGTAAAAGCAGTTTTGCTCCTTTTTAACATATTTACATGGAGCATTTTATAGAGTATATTTCTTATAATGGAGGTTCCAATGGATTTGGAAGAACTTTCAATGAGGCTTGGCAGCTTGGAGCGTGCACGGGCCACTGATATGCAAAAAGCTGCTCAGCAGGCCTTTATGGACAAGTATGGCAGCCGCATTTCAAATAACTCAAGCCTTGGGCTTATTATCCTCAATGAGCTGAACCGCCGTGGTGTGGATACATCTGCTGCTGATGAGGCAGTACAGGAAATCCTTGACCAGCTCAGAATGGAAGCTACAATGCTCCTTGATACGATTAAGGATACTATGGAGCAGGGAAGTGAGCTCCTTGACAAGATAGATAACATGCAGGAATCTGTTGAAGCGGCAGCAGCAGCTACTGGCGCAGATATGTCAGTAGCTTCTGAAGAAATGCCAGCTGAGCTTTCTGAGGCAGAAGCAGGCATGATACCAGAAGAACAGCTTCCTATGGAAGGTGCTCCTGAAGAAATGCCAGCAGAAGCAGGGATGGAGGGAGCTCCAATGCCTGAAGAAGAAATGCCAGCAGGTGCAGGTGAGCCTCCAGCGGAAGTTCCTCCTGAACAGATGCAGGAGCCACTTCCTGAAGGTGATGTAGTTTCTGATGCACGCATGAAACGCATTAAGAATATGCAGGATAACTGGGGGAAGACATCAGAAATGAAGAAGCGCGAAGAAGAGTCAAAGCAGGCAAAGGACACCAAGCCTGCTGCCAAAGATGGCAACAAAAAAGAACAGCGGGCAAAGTTCATACGTGGAATTGTCTCTGACAGAAGAATGAAGGCAGTAAAGAAGAATGTTTCTGTACAGCCTGCTAACCAGCAGCGTTTGAGCAGCAATATTATTTCAGCCTGTCTGGGAGGATATTAATATGTTCAAGCCAGAAGCACTTGAAATGCCAGAGCTCCAGTCTTTCCTTAAGGACTTTGTGGCTGAAGAGTCACGAGCAGATGGCGATGATGAAGAGGTGAATTTCGACGGCCTCACTTCACGCGACCTTGTAGATTACCTCAAGGATGTCTATGACTATGATGAGGATGAGCTTGTCAAGCTCTATGAGGACTACCTCAATGGTGATGGTGAGTTCCGTCTTCCTGATGACTTCAAGCCTATTACTACTGAACAGGAAACAAAAATGGCTATGGATGTAGATGGTGATGGCAATATTGATATGACTGCTATAGACAAGGACAGCAACGGCAAGCCTGAGGAAGTCGAAGTGAAAGACGGCAAGGGCAAGATAAAGGCCAATGCTGTAAAGAAGGCAATCACTGATGACGACTACAAGGCGGAGACACCAGAAGAGGTAGAAATCCGCAAGGAGCTTGGCGTTGGCGGTAAGTTCAAGCCTGAAACACCAGAAGAACATGCTATAGCTGACATTGACTCTACAGGCACTGTAGAAGATAAGAGTAGTGATGACAGCTCTTGGAATGACATCATAGGTGCTCTTACAGAAAGACGCTACTAGTAAGTACCTGCTCAAAAAGCAGACTTTATATTTTCTTTTTAATGCTATATGGAGGTAAATATGGCAATTACAACAGACCAGTTGGAAGCGCTCAGTAAGCAGGTATTCATTACTGACTACTTGCTCAATGGACTTTTTCCATGTCAGTCAGACATCGTAAGATTAATCCGCAGCAAAAAGCGTGCTTGGGACTTCAATGACAAGTTCGAATACCGCATGCTCTTGGCAAACACAAATACTGGTGGTTCTTTGAACTCTCAGGTTTACAAAGATACTGTAGGCCTCCGCAAGCCTGGTGATTTGGAATATGGAACATACCATGCAACTTATGGTACTGTTACTGATGGCTTTGATGTTGACATGATGGTCAACCTTGAAACAAAAGAAAAAAGAGCCGCATTCAACTCTGACTATGCTACACGCATGCACTCACTCCGTAACAACGTTGCTGCTCTCTTTAAGAACTTCGCAATCCATGGCCGCTTTGGTGTTGTTCATCAGATTCGTGCTTCTATCAAGGCTCCTTCTACTGGCGCTTCGAAAAACCCAGTTGCCAACGTATTCACACCTGTGCTCGGAACTCCGTTCACAATCAAAGTGCCTGTAAACGTTTTCAACAGCAACTTTAAGCGCGGCAAGATGCTTATCAAGACAAAAGAAGCAAAGCCTTGGGGTGCAGCAGATGTAGAAGAACTCTACATGGTGCTTGACAATCAGCCAAATGAACTCTCACTCTTGCCAATTGGTACAAAAGTATCTGCTTGGGCAGACGGACAGTTCCTTGAAGTTGCTCAGAACCGCGAAATTGTTGGTATGCCTGCTGATGCATTCAGCCAGTGGGACAATGCTGCTATTACAGTAAATAATGGCCCATTCCAGGGTGTTTATGACCAGTTCACAGGAACAGGCAAATACACTGAAGGTGCAAACGCTGTAACAGGTGCTATGGAAGGTATTGCTGACCTCTTCCCATGGTATACAGACCCAGCAGACATGGAGACACGTCTCGGCCTTGATATGCCATATCGTGGACAGAGCAACCGCCTTGCTTATTCTACAGAACAGGCTGGTGGTTATATCCTCCAGAAAGATGGTGAGCACATCATCGATGCTATCATGCGTGGTGCGTTCTTGACAAAAGCAACAGTTCCTTATGCTGATATTGGCATCTGGATGAACCCTGTTACCCGCGTAGCACTTGGCTATGAAGAAGGCAACTCTGTTCAGGTACTCCGCGACAACTTTGTTGCTGGTCCTATTGTTTACCAGCGTGGTGTCAAGTCAACTGATTACCAGATTGGAAATCAGGTTGTCAAGGAAGTTGTTGAAGACCTCAACATGCCGACAGATGTCATTGTCATCGGTCCTAAGAATGACCTCAGCTACAACTGCTGGGACAATGCGACATTTGAAATTGACAAGTACATCCAGGAGACATGGGGCAAGTCAACTCCTCCGAAGATTGAAGAGCTCCAGATTCCGAATGAGCTTATCACAAAGCTTGACATTTCACAGCGTATCACTTATGGTTCACCAACTCTTACTGACGGACGCCTTGCTTCATTCAGCAATGGAAACAACATCCGCCATCCTAAGAATGTTGTGCCTGTTGCTATGCATGAAATGGGAGCACTCTTCACAGAGTACCCATATACATATACTGTTGTTAAGCTCCGTGAGCCAATCACTGACTTGATGACTGTATAAGGACTGACAGATGGCCTACAGCTTGCCGACAGACCTTTCATTTGAAGAGGCAAACCAGCAGTTTGTGAAGCGTAACAAACTCCTTCAGAATGAGAGGGCCTTGAAATCTGAAAGGCTTTCAAAGGCCCTGTCTGGCGTGCCACATGGCCCTTATGTCGAGCCTAAAGACTGGAGTATGCTCCCTCTCCGCCCAGGAGAGAAAAGGGTTACTCCAGTCATTATCAATGGCAAGCTCCATAAGTTGTATGGAGTGCCAGCACTTGCTAATAATGGCGAGCTGATTACAGAACAGTTCCGTGGCCGTCCGCTCAAAAAAAGTGAGGCTACAAAGTATATGCAGGAGTATGCTGCATATAAGAAGGCCCAGGAAGACTATGACAAAGGCACAGGCCCACAGTGGGAGACATACCGTAAAAAGTATGAGGACTATCTTGGCAAGCTGAATGCCTATCAGCATAGGATTGACAAGCGTGATAATACACTTGCTCAGAGGTCTGCTGAAAAGCAGATGAAGACTGCTCAGCGTGTTGCTCATAAGCAGAAAAAGGCTGAGCTTGAGCGTACTTTCCATGGGCGTATTAGCCCAGAAGCATATGCAGGGCTCTCACCATGGAACAACAAATATGGCAGCTTCAAGAAGCTTACCAAGAAGCAGATGGCTGACATAGGTATTGACTATAATAAGGTCAAGAAGCCGCCAAAGAAGACAATACACCTTGCTGACGGACGTACTGCTCAGGTGATTGATTCAGAGCTGGGTGTTCCGCTTGGATTCGGAAACCAGCATGGGTATAAAGGTGCCTCAGAAGTCGAAGTAATGGCTGACGGGACATCTTCATATGAATATGCTGTCAAAGCATTTGACGGTAAGCATAAGACATATAAATGGGACGGAGAGTGTGGGCACATATCAGGGCTCGAGTACTCTAACTACTACAAGCTGCTTAAAGTGATATTTGCTAATGGTGATATAGTGATTTACTATCGTATACCAGACACTGTTGCTTTTGAGCTGCTCCACTTTGCTGAGACAAAGCAGGAGTCCACAAATACTTTTGACGGCAGCCAGCGGCATGTACTTGGAATACGCTTCTGGGACCTGATAAGGATTAGGGGAACTAAGGACTGCTCACAGTTCCGGTTCGAGTACTGGAACAAGAATGAAGGGACAGGCGGACCTGTTGGACGGCCATCAAGTGGTGAGTACTTTGATGTGCCAAAGATGCAGGGCCATGAAAGTGAGGGATATGACATCAATGAGCTCAGGCAGTGGATGCAGGACTTTGAGAAGGAGCATGGCAGGCGCCCTACTCCGAATGAGTACAAAGACAAGACTGCTGAGCTCTCAAGCAAGAGGAGCATAGGAGACCGCCATGTGTACAAGCCTCCACTGCTTGGTGATGTCCAGACAACGAGGATTCATGCTGGCAAAGATATGGGTAATATAACCATAGATGACCTTGACAGCTACTTTGATGAGAGGTTTAATAATGACCTTGCTGCTAAGGGTGTGAACAGGGCACGCCTTCAGCAGGCATACAGCGAGTATAATGATATGTCGAAAGACATTGACCCTGAGCAGATTGGAAGAATGCTCCGCAACGCCGGAGCCAGTATATAAAGCAAGGAGCTTATTATGAGAATTAGCAGAAACATCCTTAATAACATGATGATGGACAACCAGCGCAAAAACCCGCTTTACCAGACAATCATCACTGACTTGGCGATTACAGGAAACATGGACAGGGAAGACGCAGAGATGCTCCTTGGCTACAAGATTCCTGCTTTCCTTCATACTCCTGACGGGCAGTCATTTGAAGATGAGCCTGAAGACCCGGTAGTAGAAGATGACGAGGACGATGAGGATGTCCCGCTTGTAGACGCTGCAGATGAAGCTGATAGTGAAGACGAAGATTCAGACGACGAAGATTCAGACGACGAAGAAGCTGATGAATAAGCCGGAGGGCCTTGAATGAGCACATTTACACAGTGGAACGGACCGCAGGGTGCCTCTGGGCCCTCTGCAAAAGATATTACTGCTCTTATCGATGCTTACAATAATATGTCATCTGCACTGCAGGCACACCTTGCAGCTGTAGCTCCGACAGACAGCTCTGTGCATGGCATTGTAAGCTACGTAAACTCAGTAAAAGCAGAACTCCAGGCACTACTTGGAGCAAAAGCAGAAAATACTGCTCTCGCGGCAGTCAAAGATACAGCAGATGCTGCTGCTACTAAGCAGGCGCTTCTTGATGCTGTCCAGAACATGGAGCAACTTATTGCTGCAAAGGCAGATGAAAAAGCGCTTTCAGCAAAGGCAGACACTGCTACTACTGAGGCAATGCAGAAGAGCATTGACACTATTACAGAAATGCTTGACAAACTGCAGGCTGAATGGGACAAGTTTGCTGCCCACTATAAAGATGAGGCAGCAGAGCTTGCATTCAGTACTATCATCAAGACAGCTGAATACTTCATTGGCAAGCTGCATGCACACTATGTCATTGACTTCACCAAGTGGAGCCATTTCACTGCTCCTTTTGCAGGAACTGGCACACAGGACTCTTCTGACACTAACGGCATCTTCATACTTGGATGCCTCTCAATGGACTGGACTGATGATGATAATGCTCCTGACAAAGAGCAGGCAGCAAAGCCGGCACGTGCCTATATCAAGTATGTGAACACAAACCCATTTGACGCAATTATTGATATGTCAGCGACAAAGGCTGAAGGAAAGTTCAGCGGCTCGCTTTCTGTGCATATATCAAAGAAAGCAGGCACATGGCAGAACATGAAATTCCACCTTGTGCACGGAACAGACAGTAAGGGCAATGAGGCTGTATATCTCGGCATCTCATCAAGCAAGCTTGCTTCTGCAGGCTCAGACTACTCAAATGTCAATTTCCATGTAGCAGGAATAAACTTTCTTGCTCCAGGGCAGATTGGCTTTGTTGTGCCTACTGGCCTGCTCAATGGAATCACAGACGCTGCTATTGGAATGGGTGCTGACAGTGCTATTACTTTTGATGATATTACTGCTAACAGTGTCATGTCAGACAATTACCTTACTGCTGAGGCGAAGAACCTTTTGCATATTGAAGTGCTCAAGGACCCTGATGGAATTGGCAAGGACTATGAGCAGCTCTTCATCGGTAATAAGGACCTGAATGACATAACATTCACTACGCGCCCTTCAATGATTGTGAACGACCAGGAAGGCAACCAGCATGAATCATATTTCGTGACCTCACAGGACATCAAGAACTGCACAATCCCAGTTGGAACTGTATTCCGCTGGCCGTTCGTGGATGAGGGCACAGGCAAACTTGTGAAAGTGCCTAAAGGATTCATGGCATGTGATGGCAGCCAGTTTAATGCTCTTGACTACCCTGAGCTCGCTGAGCTTTGTGGAGCAGATGAGTTCGGTAATGCCACTCTTCCTGTTGAAGACCACGCTATCATCAAGGCATACTATTTCGATATGATTGACAAGTCAAGCACTCCGGACTTTGAGGAGATTATCAACTTCTCTACACTCAACAAGAAAATCAACAAAGAGACTACCCGCGCAACAGACGCAGAGAAAGGCCTCTCTATCCGTATTGACAATAATGCTGCTGCTATTGAAGCTGAGACAGTCCGTGCGACAGAAGCTGAGGCTGCTGAGAAAGCACGTGCTGAGGCAGCAGAAGTAGCAGAAACTAAGCGCGCAACAGATGCTGAAGCAGTCCTCACAGCAGGTCTTGCTACAGAAATCAAGCGCGCAACAGATGCTGAAGACAAGCTCACTGAAGAAATCACAGCAGAAGCAGATAGAGCAACTGCTCAGGAGACTCTCCTCAAGAGCGAAATTGACACAGTATCTAGTAACACAGCAGATAATACTGCTAATATTACAGCTGAGAAGCAGCGCGCTGAGACACGTGAAGCTGAGCTTCAGGCTGCTATTGAGGCAAGTGACGCTCTCACAGCTGCTGAGCAGAAACGTGCAGAAGAAGCAGAGGCAGGCCTCCAGGCAGGACTCACTGCTGAGACTGACCGTGCCACAAAGGCAGAAGCCAAGATTGCTGAGGACCTTGCAACTGAGACAAGCCGTGCAATTGAAGCTGAGACAACACTTAATGAGCGTGTGGACAAGTATGAAGTGCTTGAGTCACGCCTCCAGGGCAATATTGATGCTGAACAGGCAAGAGCAGAAGCTGCTGAAAAAGTTCTCCAGGAAAATATCACTGCTGAAGAGACCAGGGCCACAGAAGCTGAAGCTACTGAGAAAGCACGTGCTGAGACAGCTGAGACCGAGCTTGCAGGAAAAATCACTGCTGAAGAGGCGAGAGCTACAGGAGCTGAAGAGACCCTTCAGCAGAACATTGATACTGAGGCACAGAGCAGAGAAGCAGCAGATACTACTTTGCAGCAGAACATTGATACTGAGGCACAGAGCAGAGAAGCAGCAGATACTACTTTGCAGCAGAACATTGATACTGAGAAAGCACG